GCCCGGCGGTATGCGTACTGCTACCGCTCGTTTTGCGGGGAAGAGGGGCCGCTTTCCGATGCGTCCAATATCGTATCGGTTGATGATGGTGTGGGCTCGGTTACGCTGTCGAACTTCAATGCGGTTACGCCAACCGGCTATTACATTACCCATAAGCTCATCTACCGGGCCAATACCGGGTCAAGCAGTACCGGTTGGCAGCTGGTGGCCACTGTTCCGATCGGTGATGCAACCTATGTCGATACCAAGCTGGCCAGCGCACTATCAGAGATCTGCCCGTCTGAGGATTGGATTGCACCAAACGCGGGGCTCAAGGGGTTAATCTCTCACCCTGGCGGCTTTCTGGTCGGTTTCTATGACAACGTGCTCTGTTTCTCCGAGGCATATCTGCCGCACGCCTGGCCGGCCGCGTATCAGAAGGTTGTGGACAGCACCATCGTTGCGATCGGGGTCTTTGGCAATACTATTCTGGTGACAACCACCGGTATGCCCTACCTGCTGACCGGGGAGAACCCGGCCAGCATGACGCAGCCGGAGAAGCTGGAGCGGGGTGAGGCGAGTATCAGTAAGCGGAGTTTTGTGGATCTGGGGTATGCCTGCGCCTGGGCCGGTCCATCCGGCTTATGGCTGGCCTCAACCGGATCCGTGGTGATGGTGACGGAAGGGATAATGAAACCGGCGAACTGGCAGGCGCTGCTCACTTCGATCGGAGCCAACAGCGGCAATCTGCTCGGGACGCGCTACGGGACAACCTATATCGGTTTCGGTACCACCGGCTGCTTTATCTTTGATGCAGCTACCGGCGATTACTCTACGTCCGATATCGTGGCCACGGCCGCGCATTACGACAAGGCTACCGGCAAGCTGTATCTGGTGGTGAACGGGGCGATCGTTGAATGGAACGCCGGCGCCACGAAAAAGACAATGGTGTGGAAGTCCCGGCCGGAACGGCTGCAATCCCCTGACAATATGGGGGTGCTGCAGCTCTTCGCCGGCTCGTACTCGCCGGCACCGACAGTCAAGGTGTACGCTGATGGCGTCCAGATAAAGCACAAGGGGGTACCGTACACGGTTACCGTAACCAGTGACGATCCGGTCAAGCTGCCCGGAGGCTATACGGCGGATGCCACCTATGAGGTTGAAGTCACCAGCACGGTGGAGATCGTGCCGCCGATCCTGCTGGCCACCTGTATGCTGGAGCTGGGGAATGAGTAACCTGCCCATTATACCCTCACCGCCGAATTCGGAAGGGCCGTATATAACGCGGCTGGTCAATTCGTTGCGGGATTGGGCCTCAAAGATAGCGGCCGAGGGTGGTTATGTCACGCGCACGTCTGTCGGGCAAGATGTGGAAAGCGCTTTGAGTGACGGCGCTGCCGGGTACCTGTTTGATTCAACCATACCGCCCCAGCTGGAAAACCTCGTCGTGACCGGGGCGTTTCGCGTCATCATCCTGGAGTGGGATGCGCCGCGCTCCCGAATCGGTTACGTGGAGATCTGGCGGGCCGAGGTTGATGATCTGGGTATGGCGGTGAAGATCGATACCACCGAGGCGGGGATGTACGCGGACACGCCCGAGTATGCTACCCTGTCGAAGAATTACTATTACTGGATCCGGGCCGTCAGTCGCGCCGAGATAAGCGGACCGTACAACGCCACGGCCGGCACGGTTGGCCATACCGCCAATGATCCGGCCTACATGATCGATCTGCTCTCCAAGTCTCTCGATACGGTTACGCCTACCGTTAATGCGGTGGATCTGGTGTTTGCAGCCGAGCGCTTTGCGCTGAGAATGTCCAGCAGCACGCCCGGTACCTATGAGTACCCCTTTATCGTGGCGCAGGTACCGGGGCAGCCGGCCGGAACAAATGCCGTCTTTATGAACACGGCCTACATCAAAGAGGGAACAATTACCAATTTAATGGTGCAGAGCCTGGCGGTTGACAAGATTACCGCCGGTAACCTTTCTGTAGCCATGAACTTTACCACCGGCGGCCTGGCCAAGAGCAACAATTACAGTGCGGGCATTGCCGGGTGGCAGATAAAAGCCGATGGTACGTTTCAGTTCAACAAAGATGTGAACACCTATTTTAAATACGATGGGACAAACTTCGCGTTTAAAGGGGTTGTCATCTTTACAAGTGGGTCGGGCGGGTATGCAAATCTGTCGGATCGTCCTACGTCATTGAACGGGATCTCAAGCGGGGAGTACAATACCCTGATAGCGGCGTCCACCAACGCGGCCAATGCCATTACCGCAGCATCAGACGCCCAGACGGCCGCCAATGCTGCCAACGCCGCGCTGACGGATATCGCCTCGGATAGTCTGCTGACTCCGGATGAAAAGCCGCGCGTCATTCAGGACCGGGACGTAATTGTTGCCGAGCAAACCGGCATTGATACGCAAGCCTCAGCCTATTCGATCACGTCAGAAAAAACCGCCTATGACAATGCGGTTGCGGCGCTGGTAGCCTATCTGGCCACGCTGACAACGCCGGTGTCCTGGTATGCACTGAACGGAAACACCACCATTGTCGGAGCTACCTTCCGGCAAAAGTTCGCAGATGTTTACGCGACCAGGCAGACCTTGCTCAATGCGATCGCGGCCAAGGCCAAGGCACTGGCCGATGCCGCACAGAGCACCGCCAATACTGCGGCAAGCAACGCCTCAACCGCCATAACCAATGCGGCCACGGCCAACGCCCTGCTGGCTGATATCGCCTCTGATGCCAAACTGACCGCCGTGGAAAAGCAGGCGGTGCAAACCGAGTGGAATGTAATCGTCGCGGAGAAAGCGGGGATCGATACTCAGGCGGATGATTTCGGGATAACGCGGACCACTTACGACGCCAACTATACGACTCTAAGCAATTATTTATCGCCGCTGCTGGCCAACCTCACCACAACCTCAGATATCACCGCTGCGACGTTCCGGGACAATTTCAAGAACTATTACACGGAGCGGACCGCGATTCTTAATGCGATCGCGCAGGCTTCCAGCAATACCCGGAAGAACCTGGTGCAAAACGCCGGCTTCTCGGTCATGGATTGGGAGATCAACACTGTTGGCGGTACCACGGTTACGTGGGGTTTGAATTATACCTCGTGGTGTGTGCCTGGGTATGGCTGCGTGTACTGTCAGGAAATGACGCGGGTGGCCGGATCCTACAGCGAAATCAAGAGCCGGCTGATCGCGGTGCGGGGTGGTACCCGGTATGAATTCTATGCCTACATAGGCGCTCACCGGACCACCGCACAGGTGTTTGTCTATTTCTATGATGCTGCCGGCGCCGTCATTACAAATTCGACGCTGTACGATAACGCCTCGTATGTTGGCGGTGTGACGGTCGGGACATTCAAGCAGGCCGGCGGATTTGTGACGAGCCCGGCTAATGCTGTCGGAGCCCGGCTGATTATCCGGAAAAATGCCACCGATTCCGGCCAGACTAACTCATTCCTGTTTGGGCTGATGCCGTATTTTGGCTTGGCGCTGGCGTCTCAAACGGTGCTTTCGACGTGGGATCTGGGGCCGGCCTCGTTTTTGAGCATGGCGGAGCAGTGGGTCCGGCCGGGGCAGACAACAATTGATGGCAATAAGATCTACACCGGTGATGCGTATGTCGATACGCTGCAGATCAAAGGACAGGCTGTTACGTTTCCGATGCAGGCGAGCCGGTATACTCAGCAGAGTGCTACGGGAGGGTCATCTAGTTCCGGGAGTCTGTCTATAACATCGACAGCCAGTGTTTCGAATATGGCACTTAGCGGAGCGAGTACTCTTATTCAAGCAAATATGAGTGGCTCTGCGCAAGTCTGGACACATAACTATTCTGGCTGCACTTGGTCAGTTAGGTTTGTTATTCTTGATGGAAGTACTGAAGTTTATAGTTTTTATCCTCAGCCGACGACTGCAAAGAATGATGGGAATTACACCAGCTATGTGTATAGCATAGCTAGGAATATCATGATAACTCCTTCAGCGGGTACGCACAGTTTCTCTTTGAAACTAGTGTTGGTATCCACAGAGACTGATGGTGATTCAACTATATATATTGATGAAGTTTCTCTGTTAGTAATGGAGGTCAAGCGATGAAATTCGCAGTTTATGATAAAGCTACTGGTGAGATTCTTAAGCATGTCAGTGGGCCTCCAGATCATGTGGCTGAACAGGTTGGGGATAACGAAGAGTTCTATTTGAACTGCCCAGAGTCTGCGACACGGATTGTAGATAATGAACCAGTCGCGGAGATCCAGATAAAGCATGAAGTTTCAGATCGCCTTCGAATTATGCGAAATCAGGCTCTTACGAACTGCGATTGGACGCAGCTGCTCGATGCGCCTCTATCTCCTGAAAAGCGGAAAGAGTGGGCAACCTATCGGCAAAGGCTCCGGGATATGGATGTTACTGTTGCATTTGATAAAGCGGTTTGGCCACCGGTACCGATTTTGGTTGAGTAATTACTTTTGTTGCGGTAGCTGTTCAATATCATATTGAACGAGGGCAACGGCAGCATGACGGAGCTGGAGATTGTAGAGGTATTGAAGTTCTTTCGCAGTTGCGGCGGGGTGTATAAGCGCTACCGGCCGTCAGTGGCGTACCGAATAATAGATTGCCTGGAGCGGGGCCAGTATCTGCTGGAACGTGACCAGGATGGCAGAATAGTTCAGGCGTGTTGTTACTGGAAGATCCGGGAGAGTGATTTTGAAGCAGCAAAATTATACATCCACCCGGAGCAGCCATACAGCGGGCCTGTTTTCTATTTGACCGATTTCGCTTCAAAGAGCGGAGTCAAGCTGATGGCCGAGATAACGGCGCTGATCGAGGCAAAGGAACCGGGTACCAGCGTTTTCTGCTTTGAGCGAAAGGGGCGCTTTGTTGTCTGGGACAAGTTCAATAATGCCCTGCGACCGTGGATGGTACGGAGGGTTTAAGTAAAAGAGGCGCTTTGTCGTCTCAGGTGAGTTCAAAAATACACTACGGCCGTGATGGCACGGAGGTTGATTATGGGTGGCGGTGGTCCGGATCCGGAAGATTTTAACAAGCCGAACGAGGTTGAGAAAGCCAATACACAGATAGCGGTGAGGAACTTCAACGAATATCTGAAAGACAAACCGGTAATCACCGGTTACCTGGAAGATATCAGCCGGGATCCTGCGGAAACAGCCAAGGCGGTACAAGGCGAGGCTGCTGCTGATCTGGCACAAAAGAACAAGTTTGTCCCAGGCAATCCTAATGCCGGTATGGGGCCGGATGTAGCAAAAGGGGCCACGCTCAACGCAAAGGTTATGAACGATCTCACGGCGGACAGCGTTATGCAGCAAGCGGCCGCCAAGAAGTCCTATGTTGAGAACGCCATGGGGATCCAGAGCAGCGTGAATACCGCGCAGCAGGGCATGGCCAGGGACGCGGTTTCTCGCAATATTGCGGATGCCGAGGGTGATTATCAGTCACATGCGGCCACGCTGGGGGCGGTTTCGTCACTGGCGGGAGCTGCAAGCGGCATGGCCTACAACAACGCGACAGCGAAAAAGAAATAGAGGTGTGTGATGGGATGGCAAGCGACAGGTAGGACAGGCACGCTACCGGGCTCTCCGGGTAATCCGTATATGCCGGGACAACCAGAACGCCACGGCACTGAAATGATCAATACCGATACCGGTGAGATCCGCTGGGATTATCCCGGCCTGCGCGTGAACCCGGTACCACCGAGCATAAGCGGCACGTACAACGCTCAATATTCTCAAGCCCTGCAGAACATATCGAACAGCCAGCCGGGCGGCATACCGGGGCAGCTGAGTGAAGATGCCGCTCAGTCGGATCCGCGCGGCACCATGTCAAACGTCCTGCTCGGGATGAGTAATGACTTCTTCAGTACGGCGGTACCGATCAAGGACGATCTGATCAGTATGACCACCTATGACGGCAACAAGGGTATTGTTGGCGATTTGAAGAACCAGGGGCGGGCACAGGTTAAACAGGCGTTCAGCAATGCCGTGGATCAGGCGGACCGGAGCGAGAAGCGCTACGGGATGCAGCTGACCAAGGAGCAACATGAGGCACAAAATAGCGCTCTGTCGAGCGGCCGGGCACTGGCTGAGGTCGATATGTCGAACCGGGCCACGCAGGTACAGCAGGATCTGAATAAACAGCTGGTGTCCGGTATGGGTAGCCCTACCGGGATAACCAAGTAACAGGAGTCGATAATGTCCAGCTTGATGGGTATGAATCGGTACTTTGCGGATGAGGGGTTGAAAGGGTTGGGCGAATCGTCCCGGCTGCAAACCACTCGGGAAAATACCAAAACACAGTTGGAAGCAGCACATGACGCCACGGTGAAGAGCACGACCGCCAGCATGGCCGGCAGCGGCGCTATGTTGGGTTATGCTGCGGCGCCAACGATTGCCGGGATGATGGCCCCGGCAGCGTCAACGACAGCGGCAGCGGCAACCACAACGGCCGTGGCCGGCGGTACGACAGCTACCGCAGCAACGACCGGTACCGAAGTAGGTTCTACGCTCGGTCCGGTTGGGGCGGTGGCTGGTTTGGCGATCGGTGCGCTGGCTGGTTGGCTATTCTCTGAATACAGTTAAAGGGGTGATGTGATGGGATTCCAGGCGCAAAACTACGGCCGTGATTTCAATGAGGCGTTTACCGGGATGGGCAATTTTCTGACCGGTCAGCAGAAAGCGGCCGATGATCGGGAGCAGCGTCTGGTCGAAAACGACCGGGCGGAACGGACATTGAAGTCGCACGAGGCACAATCAGCGGCAGCGGTCGAGCATAGTAACGCCCAGACCAACAAGATCAAGCGGGAAGAGGCTGCGGCCACGCTGCTGCAGGAAGCGGTCCCGGTGTATAGCAAGATCGCCAACGGTGAGGAAGTCAACGATGACGATGTGAAGGTGATGGCAAAGATGCGGGTCAATTACCCGTCTCTGACCAATAACCCGGACAACGCTACTCAGGAGATCCAGGATCACCAGCGGCTGATCAAGGCGGCGGAGTGGGCCAAGAGTATGCCGGCCAGTGATAAGCCGTTTTCCTTTGAGTACGGGGAAAACCCGGAGACAGATGCGGTCCTCGATGCGCTGAACCGGGTCAATTCTCCGGCCCGCTTCAAGACCTTTGTGGACAAGGACGGCTCGGTTACCGGAATTCCCGGATCCGAATACGCTACCGATCGTGTCCAGGCCGGCGCCGTTATCTCCGGTGATGGTCAGGCGTCAACGGCGGTGCGCTTCTCGATCGTGGACGGTAACGGCAATCCGATTTATGAGAAGGATCAGGCCGGCAATCCGGTCTATAAGACTGATGCCGCCGGCAAGCCGGTACTGGATGCCAACGGTAACCCGGTACCGAAGCTGAAACTGGTGGCGTCCAGTATTGGCGAAACCAATGATCCGAATTCTCGGGTGAATTTTGTGCCGGCCGATGCCCAGATTATGAAATCGAAGCTGGCCCTGGAGCAGCTGCAGGCGGAAACCAAACTTACTCCGGATCAGCGGGCGAAACTCAAGAAGGAGATCGAGACGGGCATGTATGGCCTGATACCGAATGGCGCCGAGAAGTTGCTGGCGTCACAGGTGAAGGATAATACACCGATCGCGCTTGCTGATGGCGGGATGCTGGTGGGGCGTGACGGCAAGATCCTCGTGGAGAATCCCAAGGCGCCAGCCAGGGGTGAGCACATGAAATCTGAGGAAGGTGTCAAGGGGCGGCCCGGTTGGGTGCAGGATGTGTATACCGATGGCAACGGCAAGGAGATCCGCCGTGGTGAGCCCCGGCTGCAGTTCAATCCACGTCAGGAACGGACCGGGAAAAGCGATAAGGAAATGGAGCGGGAGTCTCGCGCGGATATCGATAAATCGGTGGCCGAATACAACAAACGGCGCGCTGATGTCAATAAACGCCTCCGGGAAGCAAAGTCGGCTGGTGAAACGGACTTCAGCCAGATAAAGGAAGATCTGGAACAATTAAAGTCTGAATCAGAGGCGATCACGGTCAAGATGGCCAACCATAAGAAAGACTTTGGCCGGGACTACACGCCAACCGCTGCCACAGCTCCGGCACCGAAACAGGGTGGCGGCATGGCCACGCCGCCGGCAGCGAATCAGCCGGCAGTAAAGCAGGCGGCAGCGCCGCAACCAAAAGCACCGGCCGGAATGTACGCGCGTAATCCGCAAACAAAGCAGCGGATAGTGTCGTATGACGGCGGCAAGTCGTGGCAACCAGCACAATAATAGATAAAGGGGTTGAATGATGCCGTTACCTGAAGGCTTCCAACTGGAAAATACACAAGACGCGCAGCGTCTCACCGTACCCGAGGGGTTTGTGCTGGAGTCCGCAGCCCCTGCCCCGTCAGGCATGGCACCGGAATCGTCTGACGGCTGGCTGACCCGTGCCGTTAAGCAGATCCCGGCCGTGGTAGCAGGGATTGCGCGCTCCGGTTACGATATGGGCAAGGAGATCGTAACTCATCCGATCGATACGGCCGTGGACGTTGGCCATGGTATGCAGAGCGTTGCCAGGCGAGCCCCGGACACGTTCAAACAGATCGGCGCCGGCGTCTGGCAGGCAATGAATGAGGCGCCAGAGTATGATCCGAGTGCTACGGATGCCGAAGGGTATAACCCAACCGCCGGTTTCTTCAACCGTGACGGGGTGACGCTGGCAGAGAGTAACCGGGAGGCGGCACAAAAGGCGGCTGCGTTTGGCCGGGAAGTTACGGAAAACATCCAAATCGACAAGACGGCTCATCCACGTACCACCAAAACCGGGACCATGCTGGAGAATACCGCCGAGAGTCTGCTGCAGCAGGCGCCGGGCGTGGCGTTATCCATTGCCGGTTTCCCTGGTGTCGGTTTGCCAATGATGGGTATTCAGACGTTCGGCCAGAAGTATGCGGAGAACCGGGCCGCCGGCATGAGTATCGCGGATGCTACCCATAACTCCGCTTTCCAGGGAGGCGTTGAGATCGGTACGGAGCTGATGCCGTTCGTGGCCATGGCCAAGTTTATGAAACCGGGCAAGTTCAGTACAAAAGTGGTTGATTACATGCTTTCCGAAATTCCGGGTGAGCATATCGCTACGGCGCTGCAGAATTCTTCTGATGCGTATTTTGACGAGAAGGATCCGGCCAAGCGTATGGCCCAGGTCAAGGAGTACCTGGGGAGTCACAAGTTTACCGAGGATCAGGTTGACACGTTCTGGACGACTATTCTGCAGGGGGGGATTATATCCGCTGCGGGGCGGAGTGCGAAAGGGGTTGCTGACCATATCGGCGGCATGGCTCCGGAGGCTGGTGTCCAGCCGGCTGCAGCTGCAGCTCCGGCGCCGGTGGTCGCACAGAATGAATCCTATGAAGATATCACCGATATGCCGGCACCGAAGGGACCGCTGGAAAGTGCGGCCGCTCAGGCTCCGGTGGTGGCGCCGGTCGTTGAACCGGCTGCTGCTGTTCCGGAGCGTCAGATTACGGAAGCTGACCAGGTTGATTTTGAGAACGCGGTGGCGTGGGAGAATAACCTGCGCACGCAGGGGCGGAGCGCTGTCACGGAAATGGAAGGTGAGACGGATCGTGATTATGCGTGGCGGCTGCTGGATGCGTACCGCGCGGCGATTACTCCGACTGTTGCCGCGTATGACGGCCCGGCTGTTCAACCTGATAGTGAACAAGTAAAGGGAGGGATGGAAAGTGGCGCTACAGATACAGTGCCCGTTCTGCAAGGCCCGGCCAAAGTGGACGGGATGGAAATGGAAGTGTCCGGGATGCAAAGCGGAGTTCCCGGACGAACAGGTAATATATCTGAACCCGGAGGAAAAGTAGATGATTTGTCCCGAGTGCGGCAAGAAACAAGCCCCGAGGCGGAAGTGTCACAACTGCGGGGAAAAACTATAAGCCAGGCGGAAATGGATGCTGCGGTGCAGCATCTGATCGCTGAAACCAAGACTCGCCCCAAAATGGCGCTTCATGCCGTGAAGTGGTTTCTGGAAAAGGGCAACAGCGGTATGCCTGAATCATTCGCTACCGTGCTGACTGATTATTTCAAGGCAAACCCGGTCAAAGGGGAAGAGGCGGCGCCGGCCACGGCAGCGGCTGCCGCTCCGGATTACAGTGATGTATCGTATCTGGTAGATGGTAAGACCCCGGCCGAGATCCAGAAAGCGGCGGATATTGCGCGGGGCGTGGGCAATGATGAACGGGCGGACCGGATCCTTGCCTATGCCAAGAGCAAGAGCGATCTTGACGCGGCCGCGCATGAGGCTGCGACCTCGCCTCATAATGATATCCCGGAACCGTCACAGGCGCAGATCGAGGCGGGCAATTACAAGAAGGGGCATATCAACCTGCAGGGGCTCGATATCTCCATCGAGAACCCGGCAGGATCCCTGCGTAAAGGTGTCGATGACAGCGGCAAGGCGTGGGAGACCAAGCTGGCCCATCATTACGGCTATATCAAGGGAACCGTGGGAAAGGACAAGGATCATGTCGATGTGTTCATCGGACCGAATCCTGAAAGCGATCGTGTATTTGTTGTTGATCAGATCGACCCGAAAACCGGCAAGCTCGATGAGCATAAGGTCATGCTCGGCTTTACTTCCGAGGAAGAGGCGCGCTCCGGGTACCTGGCCAACTATGACCAGAGCGGACCGGGCCGGATCGGCGCACTGGCGGCAACGTCAATCGGTCAGTTCCATCGATGGCTGAAACATGGCGATACCAAAAAAGCCTTTGCCGGCAGTAATTGGGCCGAAGATGCCCCCTCCCCTACCCCTGCGGCTGCTGACGAAAGCCAGGCAGAAACGAAATCTGAAAGCCGGCCGGAAGTGGCAGCGTATGAAAAACGGCTGAAAGCGGCCTTTAACACGCTGGAGCTGGGAAAGGTCACTGATGAATTCCATAACGATGATTCCCTGACGGATGACGAGTGGCGTTATCTGGAAGGTGTCTCGCTGGATCTGGAGCAGCAGCTGGGGAAAAAGCCGCACGTAAAAGACGGCGAGATCGATCTGGATGAGCTGGAGCATGTGGTTGATTTTGATGATCTGCCCCGCAAGCTGGATGCGTTCCCGGAGGTGGCCAAGACTCAGCAGGCCAGCAAGCTGCCCGGTGCTGACGTGGTGTTGTCACAGGCTGATGCTGACAAGATCGTGGCCGGCTGGAAACAGGAAGCGCTCCGGATCGGCGCGGAAGAGGATAATAGCAAGAAGGTGGTCCTCAGTTTCTTCGACCGTACCGGCCATTGGTCAAAGCCATGGAAAGACGCCGGTTATCAGGTGTTGTCGTATGATATCCAGACCGGTGATGATCTGATGGAGTTTTTCCCGCTCAATGACATTATGCAGGTCCGGGAGGCTGGGCTGGATATCGTCGGTGTCCTGGCGGCGCCGCCCTGTACCTCTTTTGCCGTGTCCGGTGCCCGCTGGTGGCAGGATCAGCACGACAAGGCCGATAATGACATGGTGGAAAAGAAATACGGCTGGCAGGCGGCCCGCTATTTCGATACGCCGCTGGAATATGCCAAGACGCTGGTGAAGCTCTCTGAATTGGCGATCGAGATGGCTGATCCGGCATGGTATGCCATGGAGAACCCGGTTGGTCGTTTTGCCGAGCAGAATGATCTGCCAAAGGCGGCCCTGTCTTTTGATCCGGCCAATTTTGGCAATCCATACACCAAGAAAACGATGATCTGGGGGGAGTTTAACACCGTTCTGCCTACCGCAAATGTGGCGCCTACCCAGGGGAGTCTGATCCATACGCTCCGGGGTGATGTTCCTGAACAGAAGCAGCTCCGTTCGGAAACGCCGGATGGTTTTGCCTATGCGTTTTTTATGGCCAATCACAAAACTGCAGCGGCAAGTGCGACCGCAAATGCTGACGCAAATGCTGACGCTGTTGCCGCAGCTCCGCGCGCTGACGGGAGTAAATCAAAGCATCGGCAGAACCTTGAAAAGCTGCTGCGTAATGCAAAGACTGAGGCGGGCCGGGCAAAGTTTTTGAAGAAGCTGGAGGCGTTGAAGCAGAAGGAATCTGCCGCAAGTGATGCCGCAACTGCGAGCGCAAACGATGCCGCAACTGCGACCGCAGATGCCCCGGCGCAAAAGCCGGCGGAGCGGCTGCCGCTGCCGGCAAAAAGGGATGATCGTGGGCCGGAAGGGCAAAAGGCGTACCTTGCCATGCTTGACCGTTACGACCTTTATCAAGATTCTCCATCGGACCGTCGGGACTTTGATAACTTCTTTTACAGCCATTACTATGCCGGGTGGAAAGATTACGGCCAGCCGGTTATTGAACTTGAGATGCACCGGGAAACCGGCAATGAGGCGTATGCTGCCGGGTTGGCTGATGGCGTCAAGGTCGAAGCAAAACCGGACAAAGCGAAACCGGACAAAGCAAAGCCGGCCAAGAAGGTTGTCTTTGCCACGGAAGAGCAGGAAATGCAGCGCTTCCGGCTCTATCAGCAGCTGAACGCACTCAAGGACGCCCCTAAGTCGAAATATAAGACGATGAACGACAAGCGGTTTGCGGAAAAGCAGATCAAGGAACTGGAAAAGCAGCTGAAAAAACTGCCGATCGGTATGCTGACCGCGTTCGGTGTCAAAGAGTTGAGTTATGGCCGGCCGCAATCGCTGGCTGATCTGGGGGTACTGGTTCACTGGAAAACCGGTATGGACTTCAATATCCTGCATAACGATACGCTGGAAGAAGCCTATGCCGACTTTTCCGAAGGACGGGGCAAGGTCTTTACCAAGGAGTATTTTGATGCCCGCTGGCATGAACTGTGGCCGGCCAAGGCGCCAAAGGATGCTGATCTGGAAACGCGGACCCGGATCGAGGCCCGTGCGGCCGGATTCAGGTATTATTCCACGAATTTTGCTCCGGATCATCCTGGCGCGGTAACGTGGCGCCGGCCTGATGGGAAGGGCGAGGTTGTGCTGCGGGATGGTGAGTTTTCAGTGGTACCGGGATATAGGGAACCGGCGGTACCGTTCAAGACGTTCAAAGAGGCGGCGGAGTTTCTGGATAACCCGGCAGTGCCGCCGGCCGTTTCCGCTCCAATGAAAAACCGTCTCAAGCTGGCGCATGAGAATTTCAAGGCGCGTAAAGCTGCTGAACGGCAAGGGGCTTTCTCTGCCAAGCGGTTCGGTAATGCACTGGCCCTGCTGAAAGCCAAGAACGAGGCACGCAAAACCAAGGTGGCCGAGCACCAGGCCCGGAAACGGGTGGCAGAGGCCGCCGTGTTTTCGGCAATGGTCAACCATGATGTGATCGGCAACCTCTCCCTGCAGGCGAAGAGCACGGCCGAAATCGCTACGTTCAACAAAGAGGCGGCCGAGATCGTGGCCGAACATATCCAGGCGCTGATCGACAAGGCCGAGACGCCGCAGGAAATGCTGGTGTATTCGGAAATGCTGGTTGATGGTAAACCGGTCCTGCCTGAGTCCTTCTTTACCGCGCTCCGGAAGGATGCGGCCAAGGCGTTCCAGCAGAACGAAAAAGAGAAGAACCGGGATCCGGAAGTGTACCGCTCCGCGCTGGCGTCAAATCTGGTGGCCCGGAGTATTGCCGAGGGTACCGAAGAGGCCCGGCGCTACAAGGAAGGGTTTGATCATGCCTTGAAGGGCAAGACGAAATCGACGCTGCCGAGTGATGACAGTCGTTATTTCGATGGCTACAAGGATGCCCAGGCGTGGATCGATACCGCCGAGGGGAAAGCGTGGTACGAGGGGAAACGGACCGCCAAGGAGAAATCTACCGGGGATGCGTTAAAGCGGGCATGGGATCGCCAGAAAAAGGATCTGGCCAGTATCGACAGCGAGGATATGAAAAAAGCCTGGACCCGGCTGTTAAAGGCCACGGCCCGCGCGGATCATTTCCCGATCATGCTGGCCGAGGATGCCACGCCGGGCGCTCGGGAGTGGCTGGAAAAGTTCCGCAGCAAGGTCGCTACCTTCTCGGATTTCTATATGTGGGAGGCGGTAAACTCTGCGACCGGGAAATACACCCGGCCGGAAACGGCTTTTGAGGGGCGCTATAACAGCGACAAGGGGCGGATCCGTGATGCCCGCAACAAGAAGATCGAGAAGAATGTTACCCCGGAGTATTACGATGTGCTCCGGCGTGATGGCTACCTGGTCGGCAAGCGCTTTGAAACCGAGGCGGAGGCACAGGCGCTGATCGATAGCGGTGAGGATCTCTTTAAGGGTGGCACGGTCTGGCCCGGCCGGGTGCAGCATACCGGTGTGAATGATCAGCATTTCTCTCTGACCAAAGCGGAATTGCTGGAGGTTAGCAAGGAGATCGCGGCTGATTACCAGACGCGCGTTCATGGCTTGGCGGAGCGGTTCAAGGGGGTGAAGGATCTCACCGGCATTAAAGAGGTTGTCGAGGGGATGTTTAATGCCCATCCGATCGAAAAGACTGACGAGTACGAAGCAAACAAATCCCTGTATCGTGACGAGCGGATGGATATCGTTCGGATGCTGCCGGATGATGACAAATACAGTTACTGGACCCGGTTGGCCCGGATCGAGACGGTTGAGAATACCAAAACCAAACGGGATTCACTGGTGCGGCCACGCCTGGACAAGATTATCCGCAAGGGGGTGGTCAATGCGCGCAATGGTAGGGATATCTCTGCTGATCAGCTGAAAAAAACCTTTGGCTTTGCCGATATCACCATCGGCCAGTATGTGACCGCGCAGCAGGCGCAGGATCATATCAACTACACCTATGATGCCCTGATGACGCTGGTGGATCTGCTCAAGAATAAGCCAAAGGATCTCTCTTTTGGCGGCAAGTTGCACTATGCGATCGGCGCGCTGGGCTCCGGGAAGTACGCGGCCCACTTCCAGCCGAAACAGGCCCATCCGTCAGGCGGTACCGTACCGGTTATCAATGTCACCAATACCAAGGGTGACGGTGCGTTTCTTCGCGAGTTCTTTCATGCGATCGATTTCCTGACCACGGATCCCCGCTTGAAGCAGGTGATCAGCAGCGTCAAGTCGTTGCTGGTTGATGTGCCGTACAGTGCCGAGGAAGTGCTGAAGGATGTGGAAGGATTCCTTGACGGCCGGCGGAGTTTTACCCGGATGCCGCGCAATTCGACGCCAAAGGATCATGCACTCTATCTGCTGAATCACTATTACAGCCGGGCCGGCAAGTCGGGCCGCCAGACTGATTTTTACCGGGAAGCGCAGAAACTTGACGCCGGCCGGGGTAATGATCCGTACTGGTCAAACCAGTATGAACCGTTTGCCCGGATGGCTGAGGCGTGGGGATATGATGCGCTGCGGGATCAGTCGGCGCAGGATGATTACCTGGTGGCGAATTGGGCCGAGGACGGCAAGGTAACGAGTCCTCAGTACAAGGGTACGCCGTACCCTCGTGGTGAAGAGCGCGGCCGTCTGGTCAAGGTGTTTGGTGAGCTGATCGATGCAATGGCGTGGGGTGATGACGGCCCGGTGCTGAAAGAGGGGCACAAGTGGCATGACACGCTTCCGTATGAAGATGCGGCAGCACCATTCAGAAAGGCGCGGCAGGATGCGCTCGATAACCTTGACAAGATCGCGGCCAATCTGAAAGCGCGCAAGGCCGAAGAGGCGGCCGAGCGGGAGCGGAAGAGACAAGAGGCGATCTGGGGAACCGTGCCGGTGGAAGAGCCGGCGCCGGCGCCGGTACCACCGGCTGAAACGGTTGCGTCCGAGGATCCCGCTGTCGGTACCTCCATCGATGAACTGTCGGCGCTGTTTGATGAAGTGGCTGATAGCATGGCGGCCGAGGCCCAGGAAGAGCCCAAGGCCGAGGCACCGGGTACGGCTGTTGAGCGGCAGGGGTGGACGGTCGAGGATGTGAAGTTTCTGCGGGATCTGGTTGAAGAGGGTACGATGGTGCTGCTGGCCAGTGATGAATTTGCGACCGCACACCAGATCCCCACGATCCACTCTTTTTCGGGTAAGGCTACCGTGGCGCACATGGGGTACGGTGTCTTTAAGGCCAAGAATGACACGTATGAGGTTACCTGGACCGGTGGCGGCGCTATGTCGAGCACTCCGGGCGGGCACCCGTACACGACCGTTTCTGTTGTGGATGGCCTGTTTGTCTATCCGAAAAACGAAATAATGGCCACGTTGACGGGCGTGCTGGAAGAGTCCCGCAAGGCCAACACCAAGAGCCTGTTGCAGAACGGCAGAAGCGGCAAGCTGCAGACGGCGGCCGAGCAGACGGTTGCGCCGGTCGCACCGAAAAGCAACGATGTGGCGCCTCCCCTCCCCTCCCTCTCTGTGGAACAGGATAAGACCGCTGCAGCACTGGCCAAGGAATTCGCCAAGCATGGCGTCGAAGGGATAGACGAAGCACTCAAGGGGCTCGTCGGGATCTTTGGCGGTGGCCCCAACAAGCTGTTGTCGTTCCCGGCCGGGTTTGACGAGGAAGCCTACAAGCTGGCCAAGCCTCATTTTGAGGCGTCGGCCAAGGCGTTCCATAAGGCGGGCATGACCTTCAAGGAGTTTGTGGCCACGTTCTTCCGCTCGATCATCCAGAGTTTCGGTGTCGGGGTCAAGCCGTATGCGGTGCAGTTTGCCAAGGATTACGAGGCTACCTATAACGAGCTGCAGAAAGAGCAGGCGGCGCCGGCCACGCAAGAGGCTGTTGTAGCTGACAATTCACCGGCTGCAGGGCTGGCCGATTGGGTCCACTTCAATCTGAACAAGAATAAGGCGATTAGCTGGCAAGAGCTGTTCAGCAAAGCCGATCAGTTCTACGGCGGCACTCAGGCCGATGGTACCTACTCGGTGAAGGATGCCTATGATGCTGTGGAGCTGGGGATCAATCAGGCACTGCTTGAAAAAGAGCGGCTCGGTAGTTTCCCGTCAAGCGCGGCCATAGCTGCGGATGTAATGAAGTCCCTGGAATCGCTGCTTGATCTTGTGCCGACTCAAACCAAGCGGACCGCTGAAATGGACGAATTCCAGCAGTTCAGCACGCCGCCTCATTTTGCGTGGCTGGCCAACTGGACGGCGAACCTCCGCCCGGAAGATACCTATCTGGAGCCGTCCGCCGGTGTCGGTGGCCTGGCTACCTTTGGCAAGCTGGCCGGCGTGAAACAGGTTGTCGTCAACGAGCTGTCAGCGCGGCGCCTGGCACTGCTGCGGTTGCTACCCTTCGACCGTTTCTTTTCGGAGAACGCGGAGCAGCTGGACAACATCCTGCCGGATGACGTTAAGCCAACCGTGATCGTGATGAACCCGCCATTTTCGAGCACGGCCGGCCGGGTGGAGGGGCAGCGCAAAACCATCAACGGTGCCAAGCATATCGAGCAGGCGCTGGCGCGTCTCGCTCCGGGTGGCCGTCTGGTTGCGATCGTCGGTGAGGGGATGGCTCACAACAAGCCGAATTTCCGCGATTGGTGGAAAAATATCGAGAAAAAATACGCAGTTCGTGCTAATATTGGTATAGATGGAACCAGTTATTCCAAGTACGGCACTACCTTTGACAACCAGATCCTCGTGATCGATAAAGTGGCACCAACCGGGGCGGAGATCCTGACCGGGAAGGTGGCACATCCGAATGAGGCGTTTGCCCTCCTGGAAGGAATCAGAAATGACAGACCAACTACAGAGACAGCTGGATCAGGTAGCAGCGTGGCCAGCCAGCAAGGAAGCGGAACGGCTGTGCAAAGTGGCACAGGCAACCAGATTGCCGTGGATGCAGCCGGCGATTCTGGATCTCCTGTCGTGGGCAGTGGAAGACGCGGCGCCGAAGTACAAGCTGGAAACCGGCCGGGCACTGCAGATGCTGGAAGAGCTGCAGGGGATGGCAAACCCGGTAGCAGCAGCACGGATTCTGTTCGATCTGGACGGACAGGAGCAGACGGACATACCGGCGGAACTGACCAGAGCGGTAACGCGACCGGAAATAGCTCAAACAGTGATAACCTTGGCGATAAACTCGGCAGCGAAGTAGAACTAAAAGCCGATGCTGCCAGTGAGCTAGGCGAAATCAATAACTCCGTATTTGAGCAGTACGTCCCCAAGAAGGTCCGGATCGAGGGAAGTGTCCCGCACAATACTCCCCTCGTTGAATCGGCGGCACTCGCTGCCGTAAGCGGTCCGGATCCAACCTATACGCCCAATCTCCCCAAAGAAGTCATTACAAAAGGGTTGCTCTCCGATGCGCAGCTTGAATCGGTTGTGTATGCCGGCCAGGCACACCAGCAATGGCTGGTTAATGGCCAGCGCCGTGGTTTCTTCCTCGGTGATGGTACCGGTGTCGGCAAGGGGCGCCAGATCTCCGGCATTATCCTGGACAACATGCGCCAGGGGCAGAAAAAAGCCGTCTGGATCTCCAAGAAAACACCGCTGATCGAAGATGCCAAGCGGGACTTTGCCGATATCGGTGGCGATCCCAAGCTGATTTTTGCGCAGGACAAGACTAAGGCGGCGGAGGATATCAAGGCGGAACAGGGGATCATGTTCGCCGGATATGCGCTGTTGCGTGGCCAGACGAGCGCGGCCCGTGATGCAATCAAGGCAAACGGCAGGGTTAAGATCTCTGATAAGCGCGGCCTGTCATACGTCCGGACTCAGCAGATCGCTAACTGGCTCGGGGCGGATTTCGACGGCGTAATCGTTTTTGACGAGGCGCACGAGATGGGTAATGCGGTACCGGTGAAGGGTACGCGCGGCACCAAAAAACCGTCTGATCAGGCGTTGGCTGCGCTGGAGCTGCAGCGGGCACTGCCACGGGCCAAGGTTGTCTATGTTTCCGCGACCGGCGCCACGGAAGTTGCCAACCTCGCCTATGCTGATCGGCTCGGCTTGTGGGGTGAGGGTACGCCCTTTACCGATGTTCATGCGTTTGTTGGCAGCTTGAGCCAGAGCGTCTCAGCCATGGAGCTGGTGGCGCAGAACCTGAAACAGATGGGGCTCTATCTGGCCCGCTCCCTCTCCTTTGACGGGATCGTCTACAACAAGATCGAGCATGACCTGACCGATTACCAGCGGGAAACCTACGATCTGCTGGCAACGGCCTGGCAGGGCGTGCTGCAGAATATCAATGAAGCACTCCAGGACACCGGCGTTATGGATCCGCATACCGGGAAGTCTACCGGCAAGGAATCCGGCAAGATAAAATCAGCGATCATGTCCGCGTTCTGGGGCTCTCACCAGCGCTTTTTCAACCAGATCATTACGGCGGGCGCCATGCCCTCCGTGTTGGAGCAGATTGAGAAAGATCTGAGCGAGAATAAGAGTGTCGTGCTGCAGCTGGTTAATACCAACGAGGCGGATCAGGAGCGGGCACTGGCCAAGATGGCCGGCCAGACCATCAAGGAGGGGGAAGAGGACAGCGTTGAAGAGCTGGATCTTACCCCGCGTGAGCAGCTGATCAACTTCATCGAGCGCGCTTTCCCGGTACGCCAGATGGAGCAGTACACCGATGGCATTGACGAGAAGGGTAATCCGATCATCCGCCTCCGGCCCGTACTGGATTCGGCCGGCAAGCCGGTCCTGAACCGTGACGCGGTGGCCAAGCGTGACCAGCTGATTGAACGGATCCGGGGGATCCGGATCCCGGACTCGGCCATGCAGATGCTGATCAATCACTTTGGCCCCGAGAAGGTTGCGGAAATAACCGGCCGTACCCAGCGCGTTATCTATGACGAGAAGGGGAAGATGAAGATCGAGAAGCGCGGCCCGTCTGCCGTGGCTGCTGACTCCAATAACTTCAAGGACGGCAAGAAGAAGATCCTGATCTTCTCTCAGGCCGGCGGTACCGGTTTCTCGTTTCACGCGGACAAGCGTTACAAGAATCAGGATCAGCGCAGCCATTACATCCTGCAACCGGGGTGGAGTGCTGACCGGGCCATACAGGGACTTGGCCGTTCTCACCGTACCAATCAGAGCAGCACGCCGATCTATCGGCTGGTGACCACCGATATCCCGGCGCAAAAGCGCTTTATCTCTTCGATTGCCCGGCGCCTGGAGCAGCTCGGGGCACTCACGTCCGGGCAGCGTGACACGGCCGGGGGATCCCTCTTTTCCGCGACGGATAACCTGGAGTCGATCTATTCGACCCGCGCGGTCAAGCAGTTCTTTACAAACGCCTTTGGTACCGGACAGACGCGGACCGGTTACGACCAGCTGCCGGATGATCTGTTGGAGCAGATGGGGCTGCAGGGAATCATCGACCCGGACACCGGCCAGATTTCCGAGGATAAGATCCCGGCGGTAACGCAGTTCCTGAACCGTTTGCTGTCGCTGCGGCTCGATACTCAGAGCACGGTCTTTGATCTGTTCCTTGCGGAGCTGGAGCAGCAGATTGAAGCTGCCAAGCAGATGGGGACTTTTGATGACGGGATGCAGACGGTTCGCCACGTAGGCGCCACGATCAACCAGGAGGAAGAGGTTTATCGTGATGAACTGACCAATGCCTCAACCAAGTATCTGGCGATCGAGTACAAAACACCGCTGCCGATCTACGATTTTGATGAAACAAACACGTTCATTCAGGGGCGGCGGAGAGCCGGCGGCAATGCCGGCTGGTTCAAGAACAAGCACTCCGGGAAAATTGCCGGGATCTATCTGACCACCGGTACCCGTACCGAAACTGACGGCCGTATTGTCTCGGTGTATGGCGTGTGGCGGACCAGCGGCAATTCCTTTGAGACAGCAACCAAGATCGGAGATCTCAATAGCAAGTGGGAGCGGATCGATGACGTGGAAGCTGCCCGTGGTTTATGGGAAGGGGAGAACAAGGCCCGGCCCAAGACTGCCACGCACAAGCTGAATATGGTTGTCGGGGGGATCCTGCCGATCTGGAACCGCTTTAACAACGACAGTATAAGGGTGGTCCGGATCGGGACCGATGACGGCCGGCGTTTCCTGGGGCGCCAGATTGCTCCGGTGGATCTGGCTGAAACCATGAGGAAGCTGAACGTCACGAGCCCAACCGCCAAAATGACCGGCGCCGATCTGGCCAAGGAGATCATGAACGGTCAGCGGGTGGAAATGTCGAACGGCTGGAAGTTCAAGCGCGTCAAGGTGTCGAATGATACCAGGATCGAGATCGCACCGAAGGGGTACCTGACCCGCATGGCCGAGGATTACATGCGGCGGGCCGGCGTGCTCTTTGAAACGATCCAGTATCAGCCGCGCTATTTTGTGCCAACCGGGGAAAAGGCCGGGGGTACGATCGATGCCCTGATGCGCTCGCTCGGGATGAACGCTACCGATATCGGTGATGCGAACAGCGGAAGTGACGCCAATTTTGCACTGTCGGAGGATCTGCTTGACCCGGCAATTCCCGGTAACCTCTCCGGCACTTCTAAAACCACGCGGGCACTGGCCAATTCGTACATAGGGTATCTGGGTGCCCGTCTCAAGGCGGCGGGCTTTGATGTTACCTTTGTGGCGCATGGCCGGGTGGATCATCCGAAAGAGGTGATGATCAAGATATCGGCCAAGAAGGATGGCGTCCCGGATGTTATTATTAACCGTTTCATCGGTGGTACCCATCTCCACCTTGATGAAGTGCGCTCGTTGGATGAAAAAGTACATACCGGTATACTGCGGCCACTGTATAAAGCTGAAAGCGATATTGCCAAGCGTTATGGCTTGACTGTTTCCAGCGATTTGATAAACTCAAATAAGGGGAATACTCTTGAGAAGTACCGGGAGTTCTACCCGCAATACCAGAACAAAGAAGGGGAATACTATCATGTTGCCACGCACGAGAAGCCCGCAACGTACAGTTTCTACCCCGGAGACGTCCTCTCTGCAGCCTTCGACAACCGGGGGCTCTCGCTCTCCGGTGAAAGACTCCTCTACCAGTACGCTACCGATGCGGCTCGCGGGCTTGAGGAAATTCAGCGAAGCGGTAGAAAAGGATCCTCTGGCGTAAATCTTAAACTGACTGACCGAACCTCCACCGGAATTCAGGCGGCCGAAGCACGCGCCTGGGTGTCCACCCTCCCCTTCGCGCAGCACGTCAATGTTGTTCAGGCTGTTGACGATCTGCCGACAAACGCCCGTAACGAAATAACCATCTCAAAGGTCAACCCTTCGCGCGTGCAAGCCATGGAGCTACACGGCACGATCCATGTCATTGCCGATAATGTCACGGACATGCAGCGCGTCCGTGCGCTCGTTATCGGGCACGAGCTGGCACACGCCGGCCAGACAGACAAGATCGTGGATCTGGCGGTGGATTGGTTCAAGCGGACCGCTGACAAGGACTCGGAGCAGGCCCGCAACGCACATGCCACGCTGGAGCAGATTGCCGGCCGGTACGGGTATGATCTGAAAAACGCCAAGCAGTACCGCCGGGCAGTACAGGAAGCAACGGCAGCCATTGCCGAGCAGGCCGCTACCGAGGGGTGGAAGCCGGCCGGGGTGCTGCAGCGGATCTTTATGTATGTCAAACACTGGCTCCGGCAGCAGGGGTTGATCAAGCATGTGTCTGACAGTGAGTTGTCGCTGGCCGTGGCGGAAATGCTCCGGATTGGTGAAAAGCGCTTATCGGTTGGCCAGGGTGGCAGTGAGGCGCAGCTGGCAGCGGCGTGGCATGGTAGCCCGTATGATCATGATGGTTTTAGCTCGGAGTATATTGGCGAGGGTGAAGGCCACCAATCATACGGGTACGGACTCTATTTTGCTGAATCAAAAGAAATCGCGGACTATTACCGCGAAGTGCTTTCCAAGGGTAATGCCCTTAGTATGGAAGAGCTGGAAAACTATTTCCAGCCCGGCCGGATCGTGCCGTCATACGCTGGCCAGGACCGGGTTGTTTCTTTTAATCGTGGTGATGATAACCATGGCTGGAGTGTGACGGTTCATCATGTTGACAGGAATGGCGAGAAGGTGTCAGGCCCGGAGGGGCGCAACCGTACCCATTTCACCATGCCGAGCGCGAAAGACTACGAAAAGGTGACCGGGGAAAAGCCGAAGTTGGGTACGTTGTACCAGGTGGAGCTGGTGCCGAAAGAAGATGAATACCTGTTGTGGGATAAGCCGCTGAGTGAGCAGAGCGAGAAGGTGCAGGCGGCGCTTGCAAACATTCCTACTGAAGTCAACATGAAGCAAACGGGGGAGCAGTTTTATACTGGTGATGAAATGTCCTGGGCTACTCTAAAGGCGAGACATTTGGATGATACCTCGACCGATAAGGCTGCCTCCGACTATCTTCACTCCCTCGGGATCCGGGGAATCAAATACCTCAATGGTAGTAGCCGCAACAATATGGAGCAGATGCAGAGTGTGCTCCAGAATTCGCTGAATTTTTACCGGAGTGCCAGAAAGGGCGGCAATACGGAGCAGGCGGAACGCTGGAAGGAGCGGTATAAAGAGGCCCGGAAAAAGCTGAATGATGCGTATAACTATGTCATTTTCAACGATGCCGATGTGGAAATCAAAGCCAAGTTTGCCCTCTCCGAAGAAGAGCAGCAGCAGGCGATCCACAAGATATCCGAAGCAGCCACGCTGGAGAACCTGAAAGAGATCCTGAACCCGCTCGATTACTCCCGCTTCCGGGACTTTGCCGGCGATCGGCTCTCGCATAACGCGAATACCTGGCTGGCTGACAACCTCGGCAATCCGTTCTGGGTGAAAGAGAATAACCCGGCGGCCCGGCCGTTTTATGATGAGGCCAAGGATCGGGAAGTTACCCGGATGGATAATAACATCCGGATGTTTGGCGGCCTGCTGGACCGGGACGGCAAGCGGATCGGCTGGGACAAGGTAAAGGGACTGTTTAACTGGTCTGATAAGATTACGGCCTGGGGCAAGATCCGGCAGGAGCAGTACAACAACCTCACCGACAAGCAGAAAGCGGCCTATGACGTGATCCGCTTTGAAGGTGATGCCTATAACAAGGTGTATGCGACACTGGACAATGCGCTCCATAACCACCGGATCCGCGCGGCCGGTCTGGATGCCCAGACTTTTGCGTTCTACCAGGCAGCCATGGCCGAAGAGGCTAAGGCGTTTGAGGTAAAGCTGGCGATCGCGCAGGAAAATATGGCGGAAGCCGGCATGACTCCGGAGGATATCGAGGGGCACATTGCCGAATACCGGGCCAAGTACAAGGATATCGAGGGGTGGGTCCACCGGGACCATGGCGAAGGTGAATATCAGGTGCGGGTCTATCAGGATATTACCGAGCTGGATCTGGAGACTGATGTTGTGCAGCACCGGGACGAGACAACGGACCGGATCCGTCTCGCCACGTTCCCCGGTGTGGAAGTGTCCCGCAAGATCGAGGCGATCGTGGACCGTCTCGGGGGGAGTTTCAAGCAGCTGCGGAATGGTGCGATCGTGGTGCTGATGCCGGAGGGACGTGGCCAGCAGGCACTGAAAGAGTTTCAGGAGATCGAGCTGCTGGACAAGGAAGGAAAGCCGAAATACAAGGTGCTGGTGTATTCCCGCTTTGTTGCCTCCAAGGCCCGCGCCAGAAGTCTGGCCCGTGAAGTAAGGGGGAATTACAAGGCGGCCATGCCCCGGAATTATCGCCCTGGTGGCAGCTATGAAACCTCGTGGAGTTTTTCGGCCAAGCTGAATGAAGAGGATTACCAGGTACTGAAAACCTCTGATATGAAGCTGGAGCTGATCCTGCGCAATGCGATCGACAAGGCAAAGGCCCGCAGCGAGATCAGTGCGGCGGATGCGACCGGAGTACAGGAGGCGTTGGTGCAGAGTGTGGCAGAGATCCTGCTGGGACGTGGCGCCGGCCTCTACCAGATCCGCCGGGCTCAGTATCTGATCGAGGGGTACGATACCAGTAACGCCGTCAAGAAGTACGAGGATTACATCAACGGTACCGCCGGCCTCTTCTCCAAGGCCCGGTATGCCCTGCGCCAGTTCAAGAACATGAAGAGCGCGCCGCCAACGATCCGGGCGTGGGCTACCAAGTATGTCAGCGATTCCCTGCGCAATATGGGGCGGGCTGATATGGTCTCGGGCAATGCCCGCGCGCTGGTGTCGCTCTGGTACCTTGGTTTCAATGCGTCGTGGATGCTGGTAAACTCCACGCAGCCGTATGTGCTGGGGCAGGCGGAATTGTCACGGTATACCAAAGGAGCGACCGGGAAGATTGCCCGCGCGGAAAAGGATGTTATCACCGGGAAACTGACTGATGAAGAGAAGTCGCTGTTTGAGGAAATGGCGGTACGGAGTCAGGACCATGATTCGATGATGGCGGAAATGACCGGGATGAATGAGGGGGTCGGCGGCGCCGCGTCCAAGGCGTTGCATGGTGCTACTCAGGTTGCCATGGCACTCGGGCAGCGGGTGGAAGTAATGAACCGCCATACCATGATCGTGGCGGCGTACCGGGTATTCCGGAAAGAGCAGCGGCTGGATCATGCCACCGCTCTTGATAAAGCGCTCCAGGTCAACAGCATGGTCAATATCGATATGGGCCGCTACAACCTGCCGGGGTGGGCTCGTGGCCCGGTCGGCCGTACCTTCTATGCGCTGCAGTCGTATATTCAGCACATGCTCAACTATCTGTATAACCGGAGCAGCAGCGGCGATCGTGCTGATCAGAAAGCGGTATTGCGGTTGCTGTTCGCCATGTTCCTGATCGGTGGACTCCCTGCAGGAGCACCGGGAAGTGACGAGCTGGACAAACTGATTCAGCAGCTGTTTGGCTATTCGCCAAAACTGGCCCTGAAATCATGGGCACGGAAGCAGGCCAAGGAGTACGGTACTCTGGGGGAAATGCTGGAGGGGTTTGTCTGGCATGGTGTGCCGGGTGCGTTCAAGCCGTTCGGGGTTGGCGTCTCGCTGACCGGCGCCACGCAGATCCGGCTGCCGGTGATCTCCAGTGTGATCGGCGGGGATGATATGTTTAAGGCGGTCGGCGGCCCGGTGGCTGGTCTGGGGGTCAAGGGGATCATGTCCTTTAAGGCTGCGGTCCGGGGCGATTGGGGGCGTGCGGTTGAGTACATGCTGCCCACGGCGGCCTCAAACATTGCCAGCGGGATCCGGCAGGCTACTGACGGCGTAAAAACCGCCGGCGGCAAGCGGGTTGATTACAAGGGCAAGCAGCTGAAAATGGAACCGCACGAGGCGGTTATCCGGGCGGTTGGTCTGCAGCCGGTCCGTACCGCTGATATTTCAGAGACGCGCGGGTATGAAAAGAGCCTGGTAACCGAGTGGAATGATCGCCGCAAGGATGCCCTGGACAGCTACCGCATGAGCCGTAAGCTGAAATATATTCAGCAGTTTAACCGGAGCCTGCGCGATAGTCAGGCGCAGGGTTTGGTCCCGGCGATCTCTGCTGAATCGTTGTCAAACGTCTGGGGCCGCCAGAATAAAAAGAAAGGGAGCTGGGAGCGGGAGCATGGTGCAGATTAGTGCTTGAGTAATTACTTTTGTTGCGGTAGCTGTTCAATATCATAGTGAACGGGGTTGAGTATGGCAGATGTAACTTTGGTGACACTTACAAACGATGGTGATCCGATTACTCGCGGGGATGGTACCCCGCTGGCAAACACGGAAATCAGGTTTGAGCTGGTTGATGCCCGGCGCAAAAAGCCGGTTTCGCTCTTTGATGCGGTGTCGGGTGAATATATCTGTGCCGGGGTGGTTACTGCGACCACGGATGTAAACGGTGAATTCACCAAACCGTTATGGCCGAACCTGCGCGGTGAGTCTGCTACGCTCTGGAAGGTTACTGTGGCGGGCCTGACTACGGATCCCTTCTATATCCAGGTGCAGGAAGGAAGCGCGTCAATGACGCTGGCGGCTGCCAAGGCGGCGCTGGCGGTGTTGACGCCGCAAGAGACGGCCCAGGTGTCGAATCAGGTGAGTCTGGCCACAACAGCGGCGAGCGAGGCGGGGGCGAGCGCTGTTGCTGCGGCTGCTTCTGCTGTTAGCGCGGCCAATCAGGTGGGGCTGGCCACGACGCAGGCGGGTGATGCGGCAGCTTCTGCAGTTAATGCCGCTGATCAGGTTACTCTGGCCACGACACAGGCAAACAATGCGGCAAGCAGTGCGGCTGCGGCGGCCGGATCTGCTGCTGCGGCCGGATCGGCCAGCAGTGCGCTGGTAAATGCGCAGGCCGGGAGCTACACGCTGCAGGTGTCTGACCTCGGGAAAGTGATCGAGTTTACCGCTGTGGCTACCTTGTCGTTGCCGGCGGCCAGCGGTTTCCCGGAGAACTTTCAGTGTCTGGTGTGGAATATGGCCGGCACGGCTGTTGACGTGACGCTCTCGGGTACCGTGATCGCGGTCGGTACCAAGATCGCCCAGAAGAAAAGCGCCATGTTGCTGGTTAAAGGTGCGACGTGGTACGCGGCCGGAGGGTTGTCGTGATATTTGGCGCCGGCATATTGGGTGGTGGCCTGGATAGTAATGATCCGCTGATTGGCAGCGTCAAGCTGCTGCTCAAGGGGGAAGGCGCCACTATTACCGATGATATGGGGCATGTGGTGACAGCGCAGGGGGCAACGGTCCCGGTGGTGTCCTCGGCGCAAGCCAAGTTTGGGGCGTCGTCCATCTATTTTGCCGGGACGCTGGCGGATCTGAGTATCGCAAATGCGGCTGAGTTCAATCTGGGTAGCGCGGATTTTACGATCGACTTCTGGTACTTGTCTAATGCTACCGGCTACCAGACACTTGTGTATAAGGGAAATGACAACGGATCTGATTACAGCCTGTCGCTACAGGTCAATACCGGCAGCAAGACGCTTGCGCTGATGATCAACGCCAGTGTGATAACGACCACGGCGGTCAGTGTTATTACCGGAGCCTGGAACCATATCGCTGTTGTCCGAAGTGGTAACTCGTTCCAGATCTACCTGAACGGGGTGGCTACCGGTACGCCGGGATCATTCAGCGGATCGGTGAATACCAATACCTATCCATTGAGCATCGGCGCCATGCCGCCAACGACCTATTACAACAAGTGCACCGGTTATCTGGATAACTTCCGCTGGACGCTGGCGGCACGCTGGACGGCCAACTTCACGCCGCCGGTTGCCAGCGATTACTAACAAGGGGTTTGTATGTACCGTCATCGAGAAACAGGAAGAATGTTTGCTGATCTGGCGGCCGTGTGTCTCTGGCTTGTTCAGAATCACAATATCGCCCGGCCACAAGATGCTCCGGATCTCCCGGAGATCATGGCAGAAAAGGGCATTGAGTCGTTCTCCCCTCCCCTGCTGCCTGGTGAGGATCCGGCTGAGATTGAAAAGCAGCGGGTGGCGCAGTTGTGGCAAGGTGCCCATAACTACGAGTATGCGGAGATCAGCGGCAGCGCGGTCGGGATGCTGGCCATGGGGGTCATGCTGGGCAAGCCGAAATGTGTTGCCGTGCAGAACTGGATTAAATCGATCTGGACGCAATACTACATCCGCAAGGCCGGTACCTCCACGGATTATAATTATGATTTTGCCGGGCCGTGTCCGTTTTCGTGCCCCGAGCTGATGGAGGAGCTGGGACTGTGAACGTACAACTTTGGTTTTACAAAGGTCGGGGCAAGTTCTTTGACAAGATAATCCGCTGGTGGACCGGCGGGCCGTATAGCCATGTTGAAATTGTTATCGATGGTACCGCGTATTCAGCTGATGCCTGGAACAATGTTGTCCGGGCCAAGAGCGTCAACGAGTTTAACCGTGATAATTGGGACCGGTTTGAAGTGGTTGGCCAGAACCGGCAGGAACGGTTGAATATGTGTATCAGGTTGTGCAAGCAGCTCGGGAAACAATACGATTGGTTGGGGATCTTAGGGTTTGCCTTTGGTGGGGTGCAGGATCCGGATCGCTGGTATTGCTCGGAATTATGCGCGTGGTTGCTTGGTATCGAGGGATCGCGCATGGATCCGAATAGATTATTTTCTGTAGTTACATCGTTGACGATCGGAGGAAATGACTGATGCCGGAGCCATGCAAACAAGAGGGGCCGATCGCCGCGCTAAAGGCTGATAACAATAATCTGTCTGCGGCACTGTTGGAGATCCGGGAAGGTCAGCGGGAGTTTATTGCCCTGCTGAAAGATATCTCCGCGCAGGGTGAACAGATCCGGACCTTGTTCCAGCGGATGACCAAGAGTGAAAACGATATCAACATTATTTATGGCCGGGTGCGAGAGGTTGAACTGGCTCCGGGAAAACAGGCGTCGTCACTGCAGGTATATGGTGTTTCAACCATAATCGCGGCGGTGGTCGGGTACGCTTCAAAAAAACTAGGAGGGTGAAAGATGGGATGTGAGAAATGTTCGGATAAGGGTGGTTCGGGTCTGTTTGCTACTGCGGATTTTAAACTTGCGGCGGCGATTGTAACGGCAACTAAAACCCCGCAGCTTGGGGTGGCTGCGCTTGAAGGTGAAAACAAGCTACAGGTTATTTTTCCAAAAACGCCGGAGGTTTTGACGGCTGTTGACCAGTATAACAACAACACGCTTGTTTCAGATCTTAGTCTTTTCTCCAGGAATGTACAGCGGCTTGAACTCTGCAGGGTTAGGGCGATAGCTATTATATTGGCACCGCCGGCGTGATGATTATCAAGCTGATCATTCAGATAATGCTTTGTTGTCTGGTGGCCCCTCCGGCCCTGGCGGCGGATATTCAATCGTCGCTGGCGGTCGTGTTTGGCCATGAAGGTGGTTTGCAGTGTGACGCCGGGGATCCGGGTAACTGGACCGGCGGCCGGGTGGGTTTGGGGAGGCATGGTTGTACCAAGTATGGCATTGCCGCCAACACCTACCCTAACCTTGATATCAGGAATATCACTATCGCGCAGGCCAGTAAACTTTATGAACGTGATTTCTGGAATCCGATTCACTTGTCCGAGTTTGAAAAGCAGGATATCGCCACGGAAATATTCGATACGGCGGTGAACTGTGGCGTCGGGGTGGGCGGCAATATCGTGATCCGCCTCGTCAATATTTTTGGCCCCGCGCATTACAAGCTCAATGGCAAGGTGAATTCTGAACAGGTTGAATGGATCAACAAGTTTACACGCAAAAAGGCTAACCGGATTACCTTTTACCGGGCGTTGAATGTGCTGCAGGGGGAGCGGTACCTGCTGATCATCGAGCGCAATCCAAAAATGGCGAAGTATTCAAACAGCTGGTTTAGTCGGGTGAATCAATAATGTCAGAACAGGAACTGCGAGCGACCTTGAATATCGATAACCTGGTGTGGTGGATCCTGTACGGTGACTAGAACAAGGCAGGTTAAAGATGCTGACAAAGGTAAGTGATGTTGTTGCCCCGTACCTGATCTGGATTAAGATTGTGGCGGTGGCCGCTGTTGTTGGTGGCCTGGTCTGGTTTGGCTACAATGAGAAAGCGATCCGGGACGATCGGGAGAAGTTCAAGACTGAGGCAAAGCAGCAGAAAGAGACGGCCGAGCAGTATGCGCGGCAGATCAGCAGTAATATTCAGTTCACCAGGGAGGTTGTCGATGCGGTTAAGAGTCTCAAGGTTCAGTCAAATACATACATCGATTCGATCGAAGTGTCCCCTCCCCCTGGTGATGATGGTGATACTGTTGTGCTTGTCGCTGCAGGGGTGCCCAAAGCCGTGCCCCGTCTGCCCGGTTACAACAACTATTCTGCCAATAGAACAACCGCCGGTACTCCGTGAAGTGCCGGCGGTCAGAAGAGGATCTGAGTATTGTTTGACCGATCGAGGCCGTAAGGATTGGTTGACTAATATGGAACTACTGCGGATCTGGGGTGCAGTGAATTACAACACGCTTGAACTGTTTAACAAGAAACGGCTATAACTTCTTTATATCTTCGATTAGCTCCACGGTCTTTATCCGGATCCCCAGCGCCTTGTTGTAGCGGTACCGGACACAGAATAAATTATCTCCATATTTTTCGTACATTTTGATAGTGCCTTTTTGGCCCGGTGCCAAAGAGGCTTGTGCGCGGTAATCACCCTTTTTTCTGAGCAGTGCCATTGTTTTCTCCTCGCTGCCAGCGCTGCGGATCCCGGTGGATGGATAACGTGTAGAGCCCTACCCTGTGCTCCATGACGAGTGTTAAAAAGTTGCTGTAGTTTCGGCCGCCCCTCTCAAGCATTTCGCCGGCGTTACCGATATGGGCAAGATGCGGGGGAAGATCCCGAAACACATCCCGGCCGTAGTGCTCGTTCTTTTCCAGGAACACCCGAAGTTGTTCTTCCGCTTGTTCCATGGCGTAGGCCATGGCGCTGATGTTCTCGCGGAGGATCGAGGCGTTGATCTTGTCGATGATGGCGTCTTTTACTTTTGACGGCCGGATCCTTTTTATATCGGTTTTGCGTTTGAAGAGGTATGTGTTTTCCCGGTATTCATCGATACAGGTATCGTTACAGGTGTAATGGTAAGTCAGGTAACCCCATGCGCCTTTTGATACGGCGAGCAATTCACCTTCCGGATTCCTTACCAGATCGATGATGGTAAAGGCGTAATCTCTCATGATCCCCTCCCCTTTTAGTCGTGTATTCGTCCCGTTAATCGTTTACCAAAGCAGCTTGACAGGCACGCGGTTGTGATCTCTGCCGGCGGAAAGCCGGTTCCTTCTTCCAAGACAATTATTCTCCGGCGTTTTTCGTCTCTGTTGTAAAGAGCGGTGTGTTGATCAACAGATTCCTGCAGGGTTATTTCTTGCCGTGTTTCCATGTTCCCTCCGGTGGTTGTGTTTACTGCGTTTGGCGTTCTTTTTCCTCTAACATTTTCAGGATATCGCCGGCGCCGTCTATGGTGCTCTGCGCTGATAGATCCTTGCTCTGCTGTTCCCTTAATGCTGCAGCACGAAGTTCTGCGGCTGATTGGTAGTTTTTGGGGCGTGGTGAGTAAATTCCGCCATTATTGACAAGGACTCCATAAAACCAGCCAACTGCGCTTGGATCTCTTACCACTTTGCGTTTGCCGTTTACCTCCAGGTCAAAACGTGCCCAATCCAGCATCAAGCGCATTTCGGGTGCTGGTATGTCAAACTTTTTCAGCCATATCTGGCACTGTCTTTCGTCCAGTCCTTCGTTCTCCCAAAACAAGCCAACCGGGCCGATAAGAACAAAATTGTTTTGAGTGTCAGGTGTGACGGTCTCCCCTGGTTGTGGGGTGACCGTTGCCCCTGGCAGAGTAGTAGGTTTTAAAGGTTTTAAAGGCTCTGAAAAACCTAAAAGACTACAACCTTGTTCGGGTAAACCGTCACCCTGGCCACCGTGGGTACCGTCACCGTTACCGCTGGGGTTACCGTCTACCCTTTCAATGGGGTGACCGTCGCCCCGGTGGGCAATATAATGGGATTGTTGGATGCCGCCGATCGCTTTGAAATAATCGCACATGGTCTGGTTGATGACATAGGAGAAGCCTTGAAAGTCTGCCCGTCGGATCGTGCCGGTTATTACGATGAAACCTTTTGCTGTTAGTGAGTCGCGGCACTTCTCGACTGATTTCTGCGATATTGCTGTCTGGACCGCAATTGTGCGGTTACTGGACACGCGGAGATCATTGAGAACTGCCTTGTTGGTGATCAGGTAATCAAGCACAAATGCCTGGTTGGGTGTCAACGTGCGCACGGATAAGGGGATGGTTTCCCCTATGTACGGGGTGGCCGTTACCTGTGGTGTGTCGGTTACCGTTGCACCTGTTGAAACGGTAACCGTTTCCGCTGGGTGGTCGGTGACCGTTTCCCTGTATTGTGGGGTTACCGTCTCCCCTTGGGGTGGGGTGACCTCTGTTGAATGGTTTTTGTGGAGTTGCTTGAATGTCTCGTTGATCCCGAAGTCTCCGGCCAGTGCCTCACCAAAATCGACTCCTTTGCGCTTGGCCGGTTTGGCCTCGGCGCTGCTTGCGGATAAGAGCGCGGTGAAACGATTTGCTTCTTGCCGGCCACTCATGGCAGTATGCCCAGCAGTTCATCGGCCAGCAGCTTGAAACGCTTGGCGCCGCTGGAGTGCGGAGCAAAGCGCATGACCGTGGCCCGGTTTGATTCTGCTTTCTGGATATCAGTATTCAGGGGAATGGTGGTGGCGCAGATCTTATCGCCGAACTGCCGGCGGAGGTATTCTACGGATGACTTGGAGATACTGGCCCGCATGTCAACCTTGTTAATGACGGCCCGGAGAAACTTCAAGCCGTGCTGTGCTGATGCGGCGCAACCAATTATGGCCTCATAGGCGGAGCGAAAACCGTCAACAGAGTAGCGGCTGCCGGCCTCGATCGGAATGATTGCGCAATCGCTGCAGACGAGAGACATTAACACGAACATGCCGAGGTTGGGCGGACAATCAATCAGGGTGTAATCGTAGTTTTTCTCTGCATACTCTTTCACGTTGTCCCGGAGCAGGAAGTAGCTGGAGTGTACGTCTTTGTATAGTTCGACTTCGATAGTATCGGTTTTGTTGGTGTTGGCGAGAATATCAACATTGTCATACGGGGTAGGGTGGATGCACTTCTCGATCGCCAGGCCGTCCCGGTAAAAATCGAAGAGGTTGGGAGAATCAAGCGGTGGTGTGAACACGCTTGAAGTGTTTGCCTGGGGATCCTGATCGATGATGAGGATCCGTTTGCCACGATTGGCCATTGCGTGTGCCAGGTTCTGCGTGATCGTGGATTTGCCAACGCCGCCCTTGTTATTAAGTATGCTGATGATCATCGGCCACCTCCCTTGATTTAAGACTGTTATAGTCACACGTAGCACATATATAACGCAAAGCTAGTGTTAGTCAATCTTTTTTGTGGAATATACCGTTGTATGTTGGTGGTCGAGGTCCGGGCCCGGAGAAAATGCTGCTGGCCCGGCGATACCCCCACTATATAATTTCATGTGGTGGGGTGGATAATTAGAGTAGGCAATAACGGACTAGCCAAGATACATTGTATAAGTTATTATTGGCTACCTTTTGAGGGTGGTGGCCACAAAAGGTATACTCTATTGGGCTGGAGGTCGTTGTGAAGGTTGCCAGAATATATCTCAGGGTTAGCACCGAAGAGCAGGATCTTACCCGGCAGGAAGAAATTGAGCGGACGACGCGGGCGGCCGGCTTCTATATTGCCGGCGTCTACCGGGAAAAAGCGTCAGGGGCTCGGGCCGATCGGCCGGAACTGCTGCGGATGATTGCGGATCTGCAGACGGGGGAGGTAGTGGTGGCGGAGCGGATCGACCGGATCAGCCGGTTGCCGCTGGCCGAGGCCGAACAGCTGATTGCATCGATCCGGGCCAAGGGTGCCCGGCTGGCGGTACCCGGTATTGTGGATCTGTCGGATCTGGCGGCCGAGGCGGATGGTGTGACGCGGATCGTACTGGAAGCGGTGCAGGATATGCTGCTGAAGCTGGCTCTGCAGATGGCGCGGGATGATTACGAGACGCGGCGGGAACGGCAGCGGCAAGGGGTGCAGCTGGCCAAGGCGGATGGCAAGTACCAGGGGCGAAAAGCGGACAGTGTTGTCCATGACCGGATAGTCGCGCTCCGGACCGGCAAGCACTCGATCAGGGAAACGGCGTTGCTGGCCGGCTGTTCTGAAAGCCAGGTGAAACGGATCTGGAAAATTCATCAAAACCAGATCCGCGTTGAGGGGTGATTATAGGGGGATGCGGAGAGCGCTGGCCAGTTCTCTTTTTTTGTTGTCGGGCAGGGTGCGGATAACCGTAATCAGTTCAGAGGTCAGATCGTCGTCTTTTGAAAACATGCTGGAGATCGACTCGTTGAAATAGGCGGCGATCTTCTCGATGTTCTCGATGCGGGGCAGGGTGTCAAATTGCACGTAGTTGTGCACGCTCGGTACCGGGATGCTGAGTGCGCGGGCTAGCTCCCGGAGTTGCATCGGTTTTTTCCGTTTATCGCTTGGATCCAGTTTTTCCAGTAGCAGGCGTTTGTATCGGAGCATGGTCTATTCCTTTGCTGAGATTTCGATCAGATCCGGGCAGGCGGATCGGCAGGCATACGTGGCATTTACGCAACTATCCCGGCAGGGGATCGCGGAGCCGCACTGGCTGAAACATTGGTGAAGTTCTTTTTCACAGGTATAGAAGCAGGTTTTTCCCTGCTGGCTTGACCACTGGTATTGTCTGGCCGGGTACCCGGCGCAGCCGGCCAGGGTGGAGAGTGCGCAGAGTGTCAGTATTGTTTTGAGCATAATAGTATACCTCGCTTTATCCCCGTAATTTAGTGCGGAAACTCCCCAGGTACTCGACCAGATCGTTGACAATCCGGACTTTATCAGGGTCTGACGAGATCCTGCGGAACTTGTCCAGGAACTTCTCTTCGGTGGGGCCAACCGACTGCGGGGTGATCAGGTTGGCAATAATTTTTTCGTTGCGCATTATAAGCAACGAGCGCAGCACCTGTGCAGAAATTTGCAGCTCTGCTGCCATAATCAGGAGCGAGCGCGTTTCGATCTGTTCGTCAAGAACGATGACCTTGCGCCACGCTTCCCTTGATAAACAAGAGTTTATGGTTTTGATGAATGAAGAAATGTTCTTGGGATTATATTCTGTGTATTTTGCCCGGATCAGATCATTTTCATTCATATTTGCATACCCTTTGCAATATAGTGCAGCGTAGCTGCTGTGTAACTAATTGTTTGATATATTATATTGACACCCGGCTCGATATTTATTTATAAAGCTGAACACGTCGCTTGTATGTAGAGAGGGGTCGGTGGTGAAAGATATCGATTATGCTAAGTTGTATCGCAAAGAATGTCGGATCAGAAAAGTGCAAGAAGCTCGTTTGTGCAAAATCAATAAAATAGTTGCGGCAGGGTTTCTGCCTGCAGCGCTGAAGCTGCTGATGTTGACGCTGGTACTGCGCAAGGTTTAGAACCGGCCTCTTTCAAGGTTTTGCATACAGATCCGTTTCAGTTCCTCGTCTTTTTCCTCGTCGGAAAGTTTGGCCCATTCCTGTATTTGCCGTATATCCTTTGAATTGAAACCAAGTAACGCCAGTTGCTGCTCCAGTGTCTGCGCTGTCGCTGTGGCGGCTGTGTGGTTGAATAGATCCTCCGCCAGTAGCGGGTGATCATGTTTGAGTTCCTGGGCGGAGTTTACCGGGACCGCGCTGGCCAGTTGCTGAAATTTATCCACTCTTGCACTCCCTTCCCCTGACATTACCCACTCGTACCGCCAACCATTGTTGAGGCACGCCAGCTTGATCTCTTTCTCCGGGATGCTCCCGCGTGATTTGCGCGCGGCAAAGCTATCCTTGTCAAAGCCAAGCAGGGCGGCGATCTCATACTGTTTACCCTTCCCTGAAACTTTTTTAAGGCGTTGTAGAATGTCATCAAAATGATTTATGTAATCTTTATCAATTGACATTTGTAATCTTTCGCGCTAATTGTCATTATATATCTTATTTATAACACCTTACAGGAGAAGTTGCAAATGTCAAGAGGTCCGCGTGTATACGATAGAAAGATTACTTTTCCCGTTACAAGTACGCAGGATGATGTTATCCGGCGCGCTGCTGGACCGGGCCGGGGCGCAATGACCAGTTTCGTGCGTAAAGCCGTACTTAAAGAGGCATTAATTGCTAATCGTTCAGATTGATGAACACAGTATAGCGGATATTTGATCGAGGCAATGAAATAAACTTTACGGTAGGGGAGGGGCAATGATTCGACGGGTGGAGGTACCGGATAGTTACATTATGGAATGTGGCACGGCCAAGGCGGCCATGCGGTTGACGTGGGAGCACTCGGGGCGGAGCCTGTACTCGGTGGCGAGTGAGTGCGGGATTTCCGATACCTACTTGTCCCGCTGCCTGAATGTGCATGATTCGGCCAACCTGCCGCATGACAAGGTGGCACAGTTCCTGGCCAGCTGCGGTAATGCCACGTATCTGCGCTGGCTGCATCTGACCACGGTGAAGCTGATGCCGGAGCTGGATAATGACGACGGTGCCTGTATCGCCTCGGAGATCGATACGCTGCGCCTGCTGTTGACAGAAACGATTGACCAGATCAAGGAGGCGGCCCAGCCGCCGACACAATGCAAGGAGTGCGGGGCGCACTTTGCGTTGTCGGGATTGGTGGTGCCCCGCTGGCTGCTGGCTGAGGTTGCTCTGATCGAGCAGGAAATTGGGAGGTTGTGATGGGATCGAGTCAGGCTTTAATCGATAGCGCAAACGCCAAGAACCGGAAAGTTAATCAGCAGGTGTTTAAAAAGAAGTCATCGGATCTTCAAATGGCCGCGTTTCTGACGAAGCATGTTGATGTGTACCTCGATGCGCTGGCCAAGGATCCGGCCGGCAATGATGCACGAGCGGCGCTGTTTGAATTGAAGGGAATTATGCCGATGGCCCGCAAGAGGTTTTTGTAATGGCTGCCCCGGAACAGAGCCCGGTTCTGGAGGTAGTGGCCAGGTATCTCTATTACGTGGATCAGGCTGGCGAAAGTATCGAGCCGGTAGAAGTAAAGGGGCTGCTGCAGATCGTTGAACAGGTCATTATCGACGGGAGGAAATGACGTATGGACAGAAATGAAAAGCGGTACGCGGTGCTGGTTTGTCTGTTTATCGTGTTAGCGCTCGGGATCAGCGGCTGGTACCAGAATCACGAGCCAATTCCCCAGCCGGATGTTGGGCAGGTTATGCGGTTGTGTGATCAGGAAGTGGCCCGGAATGTCGGGGTCGTTGGCCGGTGATTTGTCCCAAGTGCAAGCAAAATACCATGTGGGCCGAGCGCGGTTTTTCACAGGGCTCAAGCCTGGATCGAGATTCCGGCCCGGCAGATCCGCAAGCCTATGCGGGCCTGTCGTGCTGGAACTGCGGCGAATGGCGCTCGCGGGCGGCACATACCAGGATTCAAATGGTCGGCCGGGAGCTGGAGCGGTTGGACAAGTTCCATACTCAGAGATTAGTGGCTGAATTCTATGATCTGATTGCGGATCAGCGGCGGAAAAAGGTGGCTTTTGAGACGATTGCCCGGCAACTGACCCAGGCGGGGCACCGGTGCAATGACAAGACTCTGCAGAAATACTTTCTGTTGGAGCGGATCAAGCGGGGCGGGGATGGCGAGACGAGCAAGACAACTTAAACAGGTACGGGTGGCGGAGTGGGACGAGAGCAGGCACAAGGATCCGCTGCAGTGCCAATCGTGCCAGGTGACCTATTGCCGGGACTCCCGGAAGCGGGACTTTGCAAAATTGCTGTTCGATGCGATCAGCCGGGGCACTACCTGCGACTGTGACGAGCGCGTTCCACCGTATGAAGAATTACTGTGCGCGTAAGCGCCAGATACCATGAAGGGGAGGTGAGACTATGGGGCAGAACGAGGTTGCTGATGTTGGGTTGGTGAACCTGATGGGCGGTTTGGCTGTGGAGCGGTTTAACGATGAATTTGCGCGGGTACTGGCAAATATCGTTGATCCGAATACCACTCTGAAAGAGCGGTCGATTACGCTCAAGGTGAAAATCAAACCGGATTCAGCGCGGGATCTGGGGCGGGTGGTGATTGATTGCGATTCCAAGATGGCGCCGGTCAGGCCGATGGAGAGCAAAGTGTTTATCGCCATAACCACAAAGGGGCCGGTTGCTACGGAAAGTAATCCGAATCAACCGATTTTGCCGGGCGTAGCGGCGGCCGGCGGCAGCGTAACACAACTAAGATCAGTGGGAGGTGTCAGTTGATTCAGGCGGCTATTAACAAGATTTTGAGTCTGGCGAAACCGGAAGAGCTAACGATTGACGGCCGGCGGTATACTTCGGGCGGGATTGTCCCGGTGTTGAACCCCGAGCCTAAAGTAATGACAGTACATACATTGACCGGGTTGCGGGATTATATCGATAATAATCCGGACCGGCTTGATTATCAGCAGCTGGTGCTGCGGGTTTATTCTCCGATAAAGGTCGCCTTGTTCTCTTCGCTGCAGGGTGATTTTGCGCAGCGCTACGCTTATCTGTCGGCCGAGCACGATACTCCGGAATTCGCTTTTGGCGGGTATCTGGATGTTGAGACGTTCATTATTGGCCTGCAGGCGCAGTTTGTTCCGGATGAAATGACCGGGAAGCTGCTCCAGCTGGTCGGTAACCTGACGGATAGCGATATCCGGACGTTTGCCGATGATGGTGTGACACAGCAGGTAACGGCAAAGAATGGCGTCGGCCGGCTGGAGAATGTGGCGGTACCGAACCCTGTTGTATTGCGGCCCCGGCGCACGTTCTGTGAAATTGAACAGCCGGAAGGGCGGTTTGTCCTGAGAATGAAGTCAAACGGCGAGCGGCCATGTATCAAGCTGGTCGAGGCTGATGGTGGTGCGTGGCGCCTAGTGGCGATCAATACGATCCGGGAGTGGCTGCAGAAGAATATTACTGCGAAGGTTGTGATTATTGCCTGATGTGATGGCTTGCAAAGCGGCTGCGGAAGATCGTGGCCGTTTTGCAGGCTATTTCTATTTTGGAGGAAGTAATGAAAGCCCGTTGTGTGTGCGGATTTGATTTTTATGCAGAATTCAGCCGGGGGATCTGCCCGAAGTGTAAGCGGCCAATCATGTTTATAAGTAATGGCATGGTGATGACCAATCTTGAGCTGGAGATAAAGCGTTTTGCTGACCAGCAATGGCCAGGGCGTGACGTTGCCGATCGGATCCGTAAGCTGGGGGAAGAATTCGGTGAACTGGCTGAGGCGTTGCTCCGGGGAGATCAGGAGGCGGCGTTCCTGGAAGCGGGGGATTGCGGCATTGTGCTCACGGATCTGCTGGCGCTGCTAGGTAAAAGTTTAACCGTGGCCATGATGGTCAAGCTGGATATCAATGTTGGGAGAATTTCTGATGCGAACGATTGAGGAACTTGAGGCGTACTTGAAAGAGTGTGAGTCATTATCTGTATATCGTCCGTTGTTGGCTGAGGCCGTGGATGAATTGATCCGGGTGGCGAAGTTCTACCGGGACGGCCAGCGGCATAACGGGAAAATTGTCGAAATGATGCGCCGGGATTTTGCCCGGACCGTGAAGATCTGCAGGGGGGTAAAGTGTTCAGGTATCTGATTGGAGTGCTCCGGGATCCACGGCTGTTTTCCTTCGTCATTATGACGCTGTACTGCTGCAATGTGCTCCGGTGGGCCTATGAAAGAAAGTGGGTAGATGTTTGCTACTGGTTGTCGGCGTTGGCGATCACGGCCACGGTTACGTTCGGTTACAAGCATTAAACGTATGCTGATCCCGGTAAGCGATACGGCATTTATCTATAATGATCAGCTGGTAGATGTGCTGCAGATGAAGTATGCCAGCCGGAACTGTGGCGGCGCGAAGATCCACGAGCGCGGCCGGCTGCTGACCATGTTGATGGCGGTGGCCGATGAAGTCAGGCGCGGTATAGCGGTGGATGAGGCTGAGGTTGCCGGGATGCTGGCCAGGCTGTAAGGGGAGGGGTGATGTTGGCGTTTGTAATTATACTGTCGTGGTGTTTTGTGGTCGCTTGCGGCTGTGCTCTCGGGTTTGACAAGGAGTTGCTGGCAGAGCAGGTAACGACTAAGCAGCTGCGGATCCGGTTGGGTTTTGCACAGCAGGAAAAGGAACTTGCCCGAGCAAAAGCAAAAATGCTGCTGGAGTATGTGGATTCGGACAGGGAGTATCGGGCGTTTGACGATGTTCTTAAAGATCTGCCGCGCGGTTGCTATCGCGGCCAGCCTAAGCAGCATCAAATCATGGAAGCGAAAAAGTTTGACCTCGCTGCCTATAATGCAGTGTCGGAGCCTTGTCTTGATTCCATGACAATAACGGTTCTCGCGTTCGATGCTGTGTCGCTCTATTTACACGGCATGGAATACACTGGTTGGGAAAGGGGCGGGTGGGTGATGGTGCCAAGAGAGGCGTTGTTCAGGGGAGAAAATAATGCGGGTTTTTATAGATGATTGTGCCTACCCCGAATATGTTTATCGAGTGCCGGTGATGGTTGAGCTTGTTGTGCCGCGATTCCGGACAGAAAAGCAAAAACTCTTAGATGCTTATTTGGACGCCATTATCCCGGCCAGCTTTAAAAAAAAGTCCCTTGATGTAGATATGCCGATGGATTCTGTTGTCGATATTGGGTGGGATAAGTGGCCGGATCCGGACTACGGAACCGAAAGATTCAGAGCGTGGTTGCTGCCAAACGATTTTTGTGAAGCAAAAGAGAAGAGACTGATCATGGATGTAACAATTTCGCTCTTGGTGGATGATTGCGAAGGCTTTTTGAAAGATTCACTCGCTGCTGCGCTGCGGCGGAGAAAATAACAATATTTTTAAGGAGGCGGTTTTGGAGGCGAAAGAAATTGCACGTCGGCTGTTGGAAATAGATCGCAAGTTGGACACGTTTGAAGATCGGTTGCTGGAAATCGGCATTAATATTGATTCTTCCGTTTTGAGCGAAATCGATATGCTGAGTCTTGTGATGGACCTCTTTGGAATAACCTCGGAAGAAGATCGTGAGGCTTTTGTGTGCGAATACATGAGTATGGATGGAACACCTGAACTGGTGGAGCAATTCATTGATTGTCTTTCGGCCGGGGGGGGGAGTGAGTGGGTGAGGGTGCCGGAATAGGCGTTATTCAGGTGATGGGTAGTAAATTATGCCGGATATCTTATCGCCGCTGCCCCTGAACACTTCTGGATGCGCTTCAACAGATTCACGACGCATTTGCAGAAGATGGCCGCTTTCCCAGTGTGTTGCCAGAAATAGCGGCTGTTATCGCCAAGGCAAGAGGCAGAGTAATCTAACGGGTTGCCGGTGTGCGGCCTGACCGCACCACAGGCGGGTTATGCCCGTCTCTGGTGCCATGAAAGGAGTTCAAGGATGGAAGAAACAGCGTGGTTGATTGAGTTGGAAGGACCGAAATGGGCGGGATTCGTGGACGGAAAACCGGAATGGACTACTGACCCGAACAGGGCGCTCCGGTTCGCTCGTAAAGAGGATGCCGACAATTTCAAGGCTTTCTGGTGCGAAACGGCTACCAGCACTAGCCATATGTGGTTGCCGGTATGAGCAAGACAATGAAGGATATTACCGAGGCTGATTGCGCGTGTTGTGGCAAACATTACGACTTTGAAACTCCGGTCAAATCTTTCATCTGCCAACAGTGCGGAGTAGCACAAAGCGTAACAACGCCAAAGGCGATCGGCTATTCCCGTAAAAGAAATTACCCAGAAGGGTTCTGGGCATAACGGCTCTGTGAATGACCGGGGAGGAAAAGGGTATGGATAACGAAAGACACGCAATAGAGGTAGGAAGCCGACCGGAGGCGGTGGCACCGGTCGATTCACTGGTTAGCCATTTCTCCCGCAGTGACATATTTGCCGTATCTCAATTATTATCAGCGGCTACCGCCATTGAGATTGCCTACACTCAGCTTGAGCGGTTGCCGAACCGCTCTGTTCTGGCGCTCAAGCTAGAGCTTGGAAAAGAGATTAGCACCCTACGGCGCTTGCACGAAACGGCTATTAACTTGGCCGTAGAACTTAATGGATAACGATCAGCGTTCAGCGCCTTGTGCGCTGGAATAAGCTGGTTAGATTACGAAAGACCGCTACGGGAATTCCCGCAACGGAACAAAATCAAGGAGTTATACCATGAGTATAAGCCAAAATTTAAAACTGTTGCAGGACGTTTTCCTTCGTTGCCCTGTTACTGGCGAACGTCAAGCAATACAGCAGGTACGTTCAGCCGATGATGGGATAGTTGGACTAGAAATCACAACTCGCGGAAAATCTACAGCTTGGATACATCGGATTACCACAGAAGAAACCAGAGTAATCTAACGGGCTATCAGATCAGGGGAGGCAGTAATGGACGAGAGAGATTTTGCTGACATGGAAATATTTGATTTACACGGAAATATTGAGGAAGAAGAACCTTCCCCTGCATCTTCTGGTTATAGCCCTTGGGTGCCTCCATTTCATTTTGACACGGTTGCAATCTTCGACAGTAAGGGTCATCGGGTCTGTGATATGCGGGGATGGGGATTTCTCACTGGCGGCGGTTCTCTGAATCTTCCAGAGGATGAAGCGGCCAAAATTCAGGACGCAATGGGCGAAAAAATAGCGGCTCTGATGAATAAGGATGCAGGGCTATAACGGCTTGAACACAGCGGCTTGACCGCTGCTGTGTCGTGGTTATGATCCGTTTGCCACCGTCGGGAAAATACGCAATGCACATTATTTTGTGTTGACATGGTACGCAATGCGTGTATAATTGGAGTCAAGATGAAGCAAATTCAAGGGGGTTCCAAATGGCACACAAATTAGCAAACGGAAATTATCGGCACAATGGAACGGATATAATCAAGGAGCAAGTGGCAACCAGTTATGGATTCGGTTTCGTCTGGTACGTGAGGACTCGGAAAGGTCGCAAATTCGACACACTGAAGCTGGCAGTAGATTTTATTGATAGCTGGTCGGATGATGGGCAATGACCGGCGATGAACTCCGAGAGAAACGAAAAGCCGCAGGATTGTCGATGTCAAAAGCGGCAGACCTTACTGGCACACCGTATCGAACATGGCAGGATTGGGAAGGTGGAAAACGCAGGGTGCCGGGGTTGGCCTTTGCGTGGCTGGAATTGTATCAGAAGCAACATCAAGGATCATAACGGGTCTGTGAATGACCGGGGAGGGAAAGCAAATGGACAACGAAAGACACGCAATTGAAGCAGAAAGCCGACCGGAGAGTAAAACACCGGTCGATTCACTAGTTAGCTTGCCTCGGTCGCTTACCGCTGAGAATGGTGCAAAAGCGTTACTAATTGGAGAGTTCCACGAAATAGTTACAATGTCATGCCCTGAATGTGGTGGTGATGACGAATATCTTGAAGATTGTGATACCTGCTTCGGCCAGGGATATATCAACAAAAAAGTGGCCGTTGAATGGGATACGATCAAGCGTATTTACGCCAAGGTAGTGGAACATTTTACAAGCTAACGACTAAGCGCACCAGCCGGGGGCCGTTTCCCGGCCTGTGTGCCGCGTCGTGGTTATGATGCACTGTTGGAGATGATCAAATGGGGTTAAAAAGAGAATTGGCGGGCATACGCTTTGGAAAGCTCATAGCCATAGAGTCAGTTAAAAAAATAGAACGGCCAAAAGAAACATATTGGAAATGTTTGTGTGATTGCGGAAACGAATCAATCGTAGCAACGAAATCGCTTGTATGCGGAAATACTAAATCTTGCGGGTGCGGAATGCCCAGAAATAAGGACTTTTGCAAAAACGGTCACCCGCTTGATGGAAAATCAAATAAACAACGCTTTTGCACAATTTGCCATGCACTCTCAAGAAAGAAATACCATGATTCTGAGCGTGGAGAAAAAGCCAAAAAAAGATGGAAAAGAAATAAGAAAGAAAACATATCAAATTCTTACATAGCCGACATTGTGAAATTAAAAATAAAAGAGATGCCGAAAGAGTTTTTAGAGATTTACCGTTTAAAAATAACACTACAAAGGGAGGCTCGGAATGCAAGGAATTAACACAGTCAACGACCTGAGAACCATTCTTGCCGAAGAAATCCAGAATATCCGCGACGGCAAAACAACCGCTGCAAATGTCAACGCCATTGTCAACGCGACCGGCAAAATTTTGACGACCGTAAAAATGGAGATCGAATACAACAAACTCATCGGCAAAACTCCGCGCATTGATTTTATCAGTGGGCCTGCTACTCCGCCGGAGTTGCCACAAGCATCATAACGGCTTGAGGGTGACTTGTCCGCCCTCGCAAAAGGAAAGGGAAATTATGAGCGAAACAGCCACAAACACCACTGGAACGGGCGGTCAAGTCCACCCGATGGTTATGCAGCAATCCTTGCAAGCGCGGGAGTTCGCTGCTGTAGCCCATGTCGGCCAAACCTACGGCCCCGGTGAACCTTACACGGCACACCTCGACGCTGTTGCATCTCTTGTCGGCGATGATGATACGACGCAGGCCATAGCCTATTTGCACGATGTTGTTGAAGATACGCCCGTCCCACTGGCAATAATTAAAGAGACGTTTGGCCCCTTCGTAGCTGAGTGCGTTGCTCTGCTGACTGACGAGCCAGGGATTAACCGGAAAGAGCGTAAAGCCAAGTCTCACGCGAAACTAGCAAAAGTGGAAATTAGCCACTGTGCAGCGTTGGTGGTAAAAGCGGCGGATCGTTGTGCCAATGTTGAAGCCTGTGTGCGGAAGGGTAATAAGGGGCTTTGGGAGATGTACCGGAGGGAGCAGGAGGCTTTTAGGGCGGCGGCATATCGTCCCGGCCTCTGCGACAACCTCTGGAATCGTATCGACGCAGCTCTTGCTGCATAACTTATGATTATACCGACCATGCAAGGTATACTAACCTTTTTGCATAGGAGGTATTTATGTACCGATTCCGCAATAAAGGTAGTCGAAAGTTTAATCACAGAATGGAAAGATGGTGGGTGGAGGTGCCGGAGGGGCCGCCTCCAAAATACCCGTATGAGCCTCCAGATATTCGCCGGCGGATTATAGTTGAAGATTACGATTACGGCAGGATGGTGCGGCATGAGTTTGTGCTACTGAAATCGGGCCGTATTGATTGTTATCGAGTGGCTGTTGACGGCAAATTATTGCCTGGCCGTATCGGTTGGTCAAAGATTTTAGAGTTAGTCAGAAAAGCATTTGTAAGAGCGACAACGAGAGTGTTTGACTGAAGGTGAAATGAATTCAAGGGCGAGGTTTTTGAATGGCTGTTGATATCAGAATTTGCACGTCTTTCCCTGGCCATCGGAAAACGCTGAAGCTGATCCGGAGGTTGGGAGCTGAGGCGGTACTTTGTTTATTGCGTCTCTGGACATATACGCGGGAATACCGTTTCGACGGCGTGCTGTCAGGAATGGATATTGAGGATATCGAGATCGCTGCAGGGTGGAACGGAGAACCCGGCCGATTCGTTGTGGAGTGTAAAGATATCGGGTGGCTGGATCTGCGTGATGATGGGGCGTATGAGTGCCATGATTGGATTGATCATCAGCCGTGGGCTATTGGTGAGGATATCCGGGCGGATGAGGCCCGTTTCAAGCGCCTGGCTCAAGTTGTGCCGGCCGAGTATAAACGCCTGAAAGATCTGGGCGTTACCCGGATATCTAAACTCGATTACGAAGCGGCCCGGAGATCTTCCGGGCTGTTCGCCAGCGAGCAGCCGGCAGGCAGCCGGCACACAGCCGGCTCCAATCCTTCCCCTTCCTCTCCAGAACCAGAAATCAAAGACCAGCAGCAAAGCACGGCCGAGCAGCTGGCGGAAACGCTGGAAGAGCACCAGGAGGATATGCTGCGCTTGTTCCCGGATATCGATATCCCGGTGGCCCGTGAGAAATTGCTGCATCATTTCCGGAATAAAGATCGGTTGCTGGATCCCTGGATGACAGCGATCAAGTGGTTTCAGCGGGAGTTTAAAAAGACGTACCCGAAGGTTTCTCGGGCTTCTCCAGACGACAAGCGGCAGAGCAAAGGCGTGTTGAAGGAAAAAGCGGCGATTGAGGCGGCGCAGGAAGCGCTCCAGCTCGTAAGGGGGGAAAATGGCTTGGGACGAGGAGGTGCTGCTGGCTCTTCTGGAGTTGACGATTACGCTGGGAATAGATCCCCTTCCGCCAAAAAGGCAAGCGTTGTACCTGCGTGCGTTGTCTAGGTGGCCAGCGGAAGAGTTGCGCTTTGCGTGTGTCAGGGCAGCGGAAGAGACGGTTTATACGAAAATGCCATTGCCGGCCGAGCTGATCAATTATGCCCGGCAGTATCGCCGGCCGGCGGTGCGTGTGGAACTTTCCCGGACCGCTCTGGATCATACCACCAGTTACAACAGCGAGCTGGGTAACCAGGCGGTTGCGAAGGTGATGGCAATGTTCAGCGATTGGGGAGATCTGCCGGATAAGAACCGGGGCAAGATCCCGAGCAAGAGCGCAGCGCAGCAGCGGGCAGAGTTCTATCAGAGTGAGAGTAGTGAGGATGTGGAAGAAAAGAAATGTCCGTACTGCTACACGGTGCTGGTGCAGCGGGAAGATGAACCGGATGGCAATTTTAAAGCCCGGAGGTATTGCAACAAGCGTTGCAAGAGTCTGCATCAAAGCGAGCGGCAGCATCGTTTAAAGCGAAAACAGCGGGTAGATACCGTGTAAAAGAGAGAGGCCGGGGAAACCTGGCCTTTTTTGTTGTTCAATAAGATATTGAATTTTTTTCTTGAGTAATAGTTTTTGTTGCGGTAGCTGTCAGATATGGAAGCTGCTACCTCAACAAATTTCGATCGGACCGTGCCGTCTGGCCAGCTCGTGCTGCATGATTTCACCGAGATCATCGGTTATGAATCGTCTACGCTGAAAAAGCCACGTAATGAATTGTTCTGTGTGGCGTTTGTTGAGAACGGTGGCCACGCTGCCAAAGCATATCAGAAAGCGATAAATCCGGAGTCATCTGATGAACAGGCCCGGAAAAACGCACATAAATTGCTGAAAAAAGACGACATTCGGAGACGAATCACCGAATTGTCAGCAGTGATACGCAATCGCACTATCAATGATCTGATTGACTTCCGTTTGCGCGGCATGAAATTCGATCCGGCAAAGTATCTGAGCAATAAAGGAGCGATCAAGATCCATACGCTCCAGGAAGAGGACCGGATTGGTATTGGATTGGAATCAAAGCTCGTGGACGGGACGCTCTATTATCTCCCGGTGTTCCCTTCCCCGGAGAAGTCGGCCGATGCCCTGCAAAAGATGATGGGCCTCGATAAGACCATGATGGAGCACTCGGGCAAGAACGGCGGGCCGATCCAGACCGAGGATGTTATCAAGATCTACATTCCGGACAATGGCAGAGATTAAGCCTCAGCCGGGACCGCAAGAGAAGTTTCTCGCTACACCGGCGGACATTGCAATTTACGGCGGCGCCGCTGGTGGCGGCAAGAGTTGGGCGTTGTTGCTGGAACCGCTCCGGCACGTCACGCGGAATCCCGAGTTTACCGCCATGTTCTTTCGGCGCAATGCCGTACAGGTTAAGAACCCCGGCGGCTTGTGGGATGAAAGCGTTAAGCTCTATCCGCTGGTTGGCTCACAGCCGGTAGCCAATACGATGTTGTGGGATTTTCCGGGCGGTGGCTTTGTCCGGTTCGGTCATCTGGAAAACGAATCAAGTGTGTTCAACTGGCAGGGGGCGCAGATCCCGCTGATCTGTTTCGACGAGTTGACGCACTTCAGCAGCGCACAGTTCTTTTACATGCTCTCTCGTAACCGAAGTACCTGCGGTGTCCGTCCTTATGTCCGGGCCACGACGAACCCGGATGTTGATAGTTGGGTGGCGGAGTTTATCGCGTGGTGGATAGACCAGGCCACGGGGTTTCCTATCCCGGAGCGTGCCGGCAAGATCCGGTGGTTTATCAGGATCAACGATAAACTGATCTGGGCCGATACGGCCGAGGAACTGATAGCTACCTACGGATCCGAATCGAGCCCGGTCTTTCCCAAGTCGGTCACGTTCATTCCGGCCTCGATCTATGACAACAAGAAGCTGATGGAGGCGGACCCCGGTTATCTGGCCAACCTGATGGCGCAGGATGATGTGCAGCGCTCCCGGTTGCTGGATGGCAACTGGAAGATCCGCAAGGCAGTAAACGGAATCTTCCGCAAGGAATGGCTGCGGTTTACCGATATCCGCCCCGGTACCCTGAACGTGTATATCATGGGGGATCCGGCCGGCAGCAAGAAAAAGACGAGCGACAATACGGCCATGGCGGTGATCGGCGTCGATGCTGCCCGTAACAAGTTCCTGCTCGACGGGTATTGTCACAAGATGGACCTCAAGGAGCGTTGGGACGGGATCCGGAAGTTGCGGCGCAAGTGGATGAATCAGCCAGGTGTGCAGCGGGTGGAAGTCGGGTATGAGAAGTACGGGATGCAGTCGGACCTTGAGTATTTTGAGGAGAAGATGCGGGAAGAGCTGGATTACTTCTCGATCAAGGAGCTGAACTGGTCGCAAAACTCGGGGCAGAGCAAAGAGGACCGGGTGCAGCGGTTGGTCCCTGATTTCAAGACCGGAAAGTTTTACCTGGCTGCGGTGGTTGAAGGTGAGACGCGCAATCAGCGAACCGTGCGGGAATCAGGGGAAGCATACCGGATCATGCAGCCGGTGAAGCAGCGGGACCATGAAGGTAATTTGTATGCGCTCAATCAGCGCTTTCTCAATGAGTACCTGAATTTTCCGACAACCGGCGTACCTGACGACCTGATCGACGCCTGCAGCCGGTTATATGACATGGAGTACACAGTACCATCCTTTGTTGATGAGGGGATGCTGGTACCGGAAGCGGCATAGGGGATTGAATCATGGCAGAGCAACAGGAACCGAGACAAGAAACCAGATCCAGTACGGTAACATGGGGGCAGCTGCTTGACGCGGCGGATCCCTCCCGCAACAAACGACCGCTGCCGGCGTACCGTTTCAGCAATGGCCGGATGTTTGAGCAGCGTAACGATCCATATTCAGGGGAGAATGGTTGATGCCGATTAAATGTGACAATGCTGAAATGCTGATGATTGCTGGTCTGGATTCAGAGTTTGAAGTGGTGGATCCGGCGGATCAGCATATTTGTGAAGTAGTCGGCGCCGTACTGGCAAAGCATTACCCGCTGTATGACTGGCTGGTAAGGGCTGATCGCAAACAGGGCGTGATTGATATTATCAATGTGTCACTGGATGGCGCTCTCGGCTGCCGGATCCATATCAAGGGGCAGGCGTCGGTGTCAGAGTTGGAGCATAAGGCAATGATGTTCGGCGGCGAGATCCTGGAGCGCTTCAACGTGACGCGCGGAGCAATGAAAATGGAAGAGATGTTGTCGCTGCCAACAGATTTCGCGGGGAGGAAAACAAATGTCGATCGCAGCTGAAGTACCGGAGGCGGTGGATAACACCCCTGATACTGATAAATTCTGGTTACGGCTGGCCAGTGCCGCGCATACTGCTGCAGCTACCTATTTTGATACGGCGATCCGGGATAGGATCGTTCAGGATATCCGCCAGTTTCAGGGAATCCATCCGGAGGGGTCAAAGTATTTCACCGATGCGTATGCCCTGCGCTCCAAGTTGTTCCGGCCTAAGACGCGGGCCTCGATCCGGAAGAACGAAGCAACGGCGGCCGCTGCCTTTTTCAGTACCGAAGATGTTACCTCGGTTCGCCCGGAGAACGATGATGATGAACTGAACCGGGCCGGCGCCCAATTCTTTAAGGCGTTGCTGCAGTACCGCCTGACCCGGCCGAAACCGCATGGCATACCGTGGTTTGTCTCCTGTATGGGAGCATTTCAAGAAGCTGAGACCTGCGGCGTGGTGGCGTCGTTTCAGGATTGGCTGGTAGATAAGGACCGCCCGGAGATCCGCCCGCTGCCGATCGAGAACGTCAAATTTGACCCGGCTGCTGATTGGCGGGATCCGGTCGAATCCTCGCCGTACCTGATTATCGAATGGCCGATGTATGTCATCGATGTAAAGGCCAAGATGAAGAGCGGCGAGTGGCGTACCTATGATGATGCCAAGATTTTCGGGGCCAGCAAGGGCACGACAGACACGATCCGCCTGACCAGGGAGAGCCGGGGCATAGATCCGAAGGATCAGCGTGCAGCGTCAGACGACTATTCAATCGTCTGGGTGCATGAGAACATGGTGAGGATCGACGGGATCGAGGTCCGTTACTGTACGCTCGGTAAAGAGTATATGCTGTCGGATCCGGAGTTTGTGGAAGATCGCTACCCGTGGGGCCGGCCGGTGGTCATCGGCTTTACGATCCTTGAGGCGCACCGTGTCTACAAAACATCCAAGCCAAGCCTCACGCGGGATATCCAGCTGGAGATCAACGACGTGGCCAACGAGCGACGTCAAGCGGTACGGCTGGCCAACGAAAAGCGCTATATCGTCAAGCGTGGCCGCAATGTGGATCTGACCAGCCTGGTCCGTAATATCCCGGCGTCGATTACGCTAGCCGATGACGTTAATGATATAAAGGTGGTTACGACCGATGATGCTACGGCCTCGGCGTATCAGGAACAGGACCGGCTGAATCTGGATTTTGACGATCTTGCCGGCGCGTTTTCTGGCTCCAGCGTATCGAGCAACCGGAAGCTGAACGAAACCGTAGGCGGGATGCAGCTGCTGAATGAAAACGCCAATGTCGTATCAGAGTACGATCTGCGTGTCTTTACCGAGACGTGGGTGGAACCGGTGCTCCGGCAGGTTATCGTCATGGAGCAGCACCTTGAAACGAACGAGAAGGTACTGCAGATGGCGGCGGCCAAGGCAGGGATCAGTGCCGAAGAGATCAAGAGCGAGCTGATCGAGCAGCTGATCAGGCAGGATGTGCTCTTGACCTGCAACGTCGGGATCGGTGCTGTCAATCCTCAGCTGCAGCTGGAGAAGTTCCTGAAAGCAATGCAATCCATGGCTACAGTAATAGGCCCGGACTTCTTGCACCGGCCGCTGACTGATCAGGAAATGGAAGTTGCCAAGGAGATCTTTGGCAAGTGCGGCTATAAGGACGGCGCCCGCTTCCTGGTCAAGCGTGCCGAGGGTGAGGATCCGGAGAAAGAAAAGCTGATCAAGCAGCTGCAGGAACTGAAACAGGCACTGGATGCCAAACATCCGCCGGAACTGCTGGCGGCCATGGTGGCCGAAAAACAGAGTTCAGCGGCGTTGAAACAGGTTGAAGCTATCGGCAAGCGGGTTGAGGCACTGTTTGCGGCCATGAATACCGCCCAGACAGCGGTTCAGGTTGCTGGCATTACCCCGGTAGCTGATGCGATCGCCCGGAGTGCCGGCTTTGTCGATCAGGATCCGGCGCCGATCTATCCAGCCAACGTACCGGTTCAGCAGATCCCGGCCGCTGCCCAGATCCAGGAGAATACCTCGCCAATGTACCCGGCCAATGCTGCCAATGGAATGATGACCGGCATTGAAAACGCAAATGGTGTTCAATAAGATATTGAATAAAGGAGACCGCACCGTATGACTCAAGCCTTACAGGAAGATCTTAATAAAAAGATGGAAACAGCGCAAATCGGTATCGAGGCTGAGGCGTTTCTGAATAGCCCGGTCGGTAAATACCTGCAGAAGCGAGTGAAACAAGAGATCGTTGAGGCCGTGAACAAGCTGAAAACGGTTGATCCGTGTAACAGCAAAGAGATCACGACACTGCAGAATGACATATACCGGGCAGAGAGTTTCAACGTCTGGCTGGCAGAGTTGATCATAACCGGCAGAGAAGCCGAGGAAGAAATAAAACAAGTGGAGGGATGGCATGGATAAACAGGACACTATCCAGCAGGACGTGTCGCAGCAGGTGGAGAAGCAAATTGTAGCTTCACCACAAATGCAGCAGCGGGAAAAAACCTTTTCCGCATTGGTGGAACGGGCCGAGGAAGAAATGGACCGTCAAGCGGCCGGCAATCAGACCACGGAGCAGACTGTAGCACAGGTGATTGATGACCCGTCACAGTACCGCGTCCGCGTCAAGATCGATGGCCAGGAAAAGGAGTTGGCCGTAGCTGATGTGGTGACCAGCTACCAGAAGAACGAGGTTGCCAGCGAGCGCTTGCGGCAAGCAAGCGAGCGCAACAAGAAGCTGGATGACCGCGAGCAGTACCTGAATGATTGGGAGCGACAGCTCCAGCAGCAAAGTCTATCAACGGATCCGGCGCAGGACAGCGGGATCGATGACGACCAGACTGCAATCACTCAGGCGTTGGAACTGGTTGCCGAGGGGGATTTTGAGCAGGCTTCCAAACTGTTGAATGACACGATCAAAAAGGGGCGTTCATCTGCAACTACCCCGGCCGTGAATATCGAACAGGTAACGAAGCAGGTTGAGGAGAACCTGAGCGGCAAGCAGATATGGGACGATTTCCTCAAGGATAACCCGGTATTTCAGATTGATTATGATAATGCCGGCAATCCGATTGTCTCAAAGCAGCGGGAATACGGTGATTTCATTTATCTCCGGGACTTCAAGCCACAGGTTGACAGCGGAGCGATCAGCTACCAGGAGGCGCTGAACCAGACCGCTGAAAGAGTCCGGAATGTATTTGAGACACCGGAAACCACGCAGCAGCAAGCCACAACCGGACAGGAGCAGCGTTTGCTGCGGAAACAGGCGATTGATAATATTCCTGTTGCCGCCGGCGCCCGCTCGGTTGGCCCGGCTGTGCAGCAGGAAGAATCTCGGGCCGATGTTCTGGCCGGGATGCGCAAGGCAAGAGGTTTGGCATAAGCGCGCGGAACGTCGTGAGACAGTACCGCTAGTAACAACACACACATATTCAAACGTCGGGATGACGTTGGGAGGTTATTATGGGAGGACAATTGTGGGTAACGAATAGCCTGGGCGGTTATCTGAGTTCCAAGAACCTGAGCAAAGAGCTGCGCAACCTGGTGCAGCCTATGTGCAAGTTCCGTCAGTTTGCGGATCTGAAAGATGCCGTGGGCAAGAAGAAAGGTAATATCTTTACGTGGGATGTTTTCAGTGATGTTGCCACGGCTGGCACGACGCTGGTTGAAACCAGCACCATGCCGGTAACCAATATCACGATCACTCAGGGCACCATGTCAATGGTAGAGGCCGGTAACTCGGTGGAATACACCGGCGTACTGGATGATCTGTCGGAGATCCCGGTCAAGGAGCTGATCAACAAGGCGCTCAAAAACGACGCCAAGAAGTATTTTGACAATTCGGCAGCTGGAGCGTTCAACTCCACCCTGCTGCGCGTAGTCCCAACCGCCGGCACCGATACCGCTGCCGTGACCTTGTTCAACAACGGCACGGCAACCGGTACCAACGGTGTGGCCTACAACAACAACCATGCAAAAGCCATTGTCGATATCATGAAGGAACGCAATATTCCTCCGTACATGGGCGACGATTACATGGCGATTGCCTGGCCTACCACGCTGCGCACCTTCAAGAACAATCTGGAAACATTGCACCAGTACACGGCGCAGGGCTTCCAGATGATCATGAACGGTGAGATCGGCCGGTATGAAAATACCCGCTACATCGAGCAGACCAACGTGGCCAAGGGTACGTGGGCCGGTAACAAATCCGGCTGGATCTACTTCTTCGGTGAAGATGCCATTTCCGAGGGTATCGCTACTCCGGAAGAGATCCGTGGCAAGATCCCCGGCGATTACGGCCGTAACATGGGGGTTGCCTGGTACTACCTGGGCGGATTCGCCAAGAACCGTCTGACCGCTGCTGACGAGCGTATCGTCAAGTGGGATTCACAAGGGTAGTAGTAGTCTGACTGCAGTACAAGCCGGGAGTTAATCGCTCCCGGCTTCCATTTAGAAAGGAGAACGATATGAAGGTCAACGATAGCATGATGCCGAGCAAGGAAGTTGCCGGCCGGGATCTGAAAGACGCCGGCCACTGTACCGGGTTGAGTGACACCTATGGCGCCTCGTCTGACGCTTTCAGTAGCGGCGTCAATGGCAGAACCTCCATTAGCGGCAGCACCAAAAGCGACAAGGGGGGCGTGAACAATGGCTAAACGCACACTCGATCGACACTCGCCGTATGGGGAAATCTACGGGGCAGCCGGAGCACGTTACGAGCAGCACGGGATTCAGTTCGATGGTGATGGCGTTGAGCTGCCCGGCTTTGAAAACGTGGTGATCCCGGATCAGAAAACAATCATTATTGTTGATGATGCCAATTTACGGGGAGAAGTGGACCGTCTGGCTGCGCTCTGCAACAAACAGCGCGCGGAGCTGGAAGAAAAGGATGCCGCGCATGAAGAGGTACAGGGGCAGTTGGACACCGCACGAATTCAGATCGGCAGGCTGCAGGACGAGTTGGCACAAACCAAGGCGTTATTGCCGGCCGAAACTGCGGCAGTTGTTGCAGCTGAAACTGCGGGCGTAAACATTGACGCGCAGCTTGACCTCCAGACAGGCGGAGCACCAGCTGGAAAGAAGGCCGGTAAATGACGTGGAGCCCTGAAACGAGCTGCGGATTTGAATCGCGCAAGATCAAGTATCTGTTGCCACGGTATACCCGAGGCCGCGTCCTTGAAATAGGGTGTGGTCAGGAGAAAGCCTATCCTCATTTCATCGGTTATGATTCAGGGCACCACTTCGGCAAGGGGGCGGCGGATATCATTGGTGACGCCGCCAGCCTTTCGATGTTTGGTGACGGATCGTTTGATGCGGTGTTTTCCTCGCACGTCCTGGAGCACATGGAGGATATGGGAGCGGCACTGGCCGAATGGGCTCGGGTGATCAGGCCGGGCGGTTATCTCTGTCTGTATGTACCATCCGGGAACCTGTACCCGCGCTGCGGGGAGGAAGGGGCTAATCCGGATCATAAGCATGATATCTTTCCCCGTGACATTGAAACCCTGCTGGATGATTCACCCTACTGGTTTAAACAGGTGGAGTGCGAAGAGCGCGGGCAGGATGACGAGTACAGCCTGTTTGAAGTCTACCAGAAGCTGAAAAGCGACGATGGCACAGATGCCGATTGCCTGACGATCCCGGCCAAATCCTTTGCGCCAAAGAAAAAAACCGCCTGTGTCTGTCGGTTCGGTGGTTTCGGTGACATGATCCAGGCGGCCGTAGTGTTTCCGCGCCTCAAGGAAATGGGGTACCACGTTACGGTGATGACCACGCCAAAAGGGCAGGACATTATCCGCGAAGATCCGTATGTCGATGATTGGTATATCGTTGACAATGATCAGGTGCCAAATCGTGAGCTCTTCTATTTCTGGCAAGAACAGGCCAAGCGCTTTGACAAGTTTGTCAATCTCTCGGAGTCGATCGAGGGGCATTTGCTGGCGCTGCCGGGGCGGCCCAATCATGGCTGGCCGTATGAGGTCCGCAAGAAGCGGCTGAATATGAACTATCACGAGTGGACCGCAGAACTGGCCGGCGTACCGTTCAAGGCGTGTCAGCTGTTCTATCCAACCGAAGAGGAAGTGACCAAGGCGCTGGAGTTGATACCGTCGCTGCTGGACGCCCCGAGTTTCAATATTGTCTGGGCTCTGTCCGGATCCTCGCTACACAAGTACACGCCGCACATGGACGCGGTGATCGCCCGGATCCTGCTGGAAATGCCCGAGGCCCGGATCATGCTTGTCGGAGATCTTGCCTGCAAGGTGCTTGAACAGGGTTGGGAAAAAGAACCGCGCGTGGTGTGCCTGTCGGATGAGCTGTCAATCCGCGAGACGTTGACGCTGGCGCAGCAGTCTGATCTGGTGATTGGTCCGGAAACCGGCGTACTGAACGCGGTCGGCTTTGATAGTTCACCGGACAAGGTGCTGCTGTTGTCTCATTCCTCGGCAAACAACCTGTCGAAGCACTGGAAGAATGTCCAGGCGCTGACGCCGGAAGGGTGCTCGTGTTATCCGTGCCACCGTCTGCATTACAGTCGGGAGTATTGCGCGGTTGTGGAAGAAACCGGCGCCGCGCTCTGTGCGCAAAACATCGATGCTGCCGTGATCTATGCAGCGGTGGAAAAGGTTTACAAGAACTGGAGGCGTAAATGACGCTGGATGATTTGCTGGAGATAATTGAACCGTCAATGCCGGGGATGGAACCAACCTGTAGCCTGGTTGAAGCTGTCCGTCTGGCACACACGGCGATCGTGAATCGATTGGTGCAGATCCGGAGTGATGCGCTGGTGGAAGAGCTGTTGATTGATATCCCTGCCGGGGATGATATCGGTTATCTCCCGGATGATTTCATTTCACTGTACCGCCGGCCGCAGATCGTAGGCGGTTCATTCCTCAAGTTCTTTGATACCGAACCGGCCACCACGGCCGGCACTCCCACGGGGTACAATATCATTGGCAAGCTGATCCAGGTCGATCCGCCAACAGCCGAGGCGATAACGCTGAAGCTGTTGGCCCGGATCCGGCCGGTTGCCCCGGTGAACATGACGGATGTATTCCCGTTCAACGGTGATTTTGACCAGGTGTATGTTGACGGGGTAATGGCGATCCTCTCGGGAGGCGTGGCCGCAATGAACGCCAAGCAGTACCTGCCGGGGATCCAGATGCAGGTTGATCAGCTGCTGAGTGGGGCAAACGGTGACAAAGAGCAGAATCTGGCTGATTCAATCAACAACCGCTAAATAAAATTCAAGGGGACGGTTATGGCACTCGATGCGTGGGAGCTGGCTCAAAAAGTAGCCAAGATACTGAATGATGATGACAATATCAGGTGTACGGTTGATGAGCTGGTTATGTGGTTTAACTCGGCCCAGCGTGAGATCGTCAGAATAAAGCCTGATTCGTTGACGGCCAACGGCACGATTGCCCTGGTGGCCGGTACCAAACAGTCGGCCGCCGTGATTACGGTCGGTGGTGTGCAGAAAACCGGGATCCGGCTGCTGGATATAATCCGGAATGTCGGTACATATACCCGCGCGGTTACGTTCTGCGATCGCAAGGTACTGGACACCACCATGCCGAACTGGCATACGGCTACCGCCTCGGCGGAAGTAAAGCGGTTCAGTTTTGACGAGCGGGATCCGCTGACCTTCTATAACTACCCGCCCCAGCCGGCCAGCAACATGGGTACTGTTGAAGCGCTGGTTTCCATCGTGCCAACACCGGTAACCAAGGCGGCCAATGGCCTCAGTTTTACCGCCGGCCAAACGCTGTCGCTGTCGGACCTCGATGAAAACAACATGATCGATCTGATGCTGGCCCGTGCCCTGTCGAAAGACTCCAAGATCATCGGCAATATGCAGCGTGCTGCGGCTCATTATGCGGCTGCAGCCACGGCGCTGGGGCAGAAGATCCAGACGGACAAGTATTTTGCACCGACTGACGGCTTCTCTCAGTATGTTTCCTCGGGGCAGCAGTAATGTCAGTCATCAAGATTGAACAGCTGAAAGGGATGGCGCCGAAGTTGAGTGCGCGGTTGTTGCCGCCGGGATCCGCCCAGGTGGCCACTAACTGCGTATTCGGCTCCGGGTCGCTGGTCCCGCTGGCGGTACCGCTGGAAGTTGTGGCGGCCGGCTCCTCGGCACTCCGGGTCGGTACGAAAACCGCGATCTTCCCCTATGGTGCGTACTGGCTGAATTGGGTGGATCAGGACGTGGATGTCTGTCGCAGTTCCGTGGCGCTCGATGCGTTTGACCGGCTCTACTGGACCGGTGACACCGCCTCGCCGGCTGGTCCCAAGATGGGGGATAACAGCAAGATCCTGACCGGGGGGAGTGCCAAGCCACAAGGAGCGTGGCCGCTCGGGATCCCGAAACCGGTCAACGCTCCGGTTGCTGCCTATTCAGAAACGCCAACCGCCAACGCCCTGGCCCGGCGGTATGCGTACTGCTACCGCTCGTTTTGCGGGGAAGAGGGGCCGCTTTCCGATGCGTCCAATATCGTATCGGTTGATGATGGTGTGGGCTCGGTTACGCTGTCGAACTTCAATGCGGTTA